TGTTACCTGGTTTTAATAAATATTCTTGTCTATAAGATCTAGCTATTGCATTGTTTGTTTTGTATACAGCTTGTATAAGCTCAGGCATACATGTAGGACAACCTGTTGTACATTGAGGATTGGTACAGGGTACTGTTCCACTAATGATAGGTGCTATCTGAATAGTTGTTTGAGATGCAGCTTGTGAATAGAATGAGTTAGCTGATTGATAAGGATACCCTGGAATCTCAGTACACATCCAAGCTTCTCTAGCAGCATAAAAGTTATCAGGAAGCCTAGCTTGGAAGTCTTCAATATAAAGAACTTGCTCAGCAATAGCATAAGTTGTCCTACCTAACTTGTTTAAACACTTGTTTAAATAAGTAGGGAAAAGCAAATCATCCACAGCTCCTGTGTCAAAATAGCTTTTTAATTCTTCTTTAACAGTTGCATAAACTGGTTCAGGAGATACAAATCTGTACTTATAATAGTATGACATAATTTATTTTTTCCACTCACGATAGATGTGTTGATACGTATCGTTTGTTTTTATATAATGTGAGAGCAATCTTGATGTAACTCTTGAAGGTTTAAAATACCACAAGTCTATGTTTCTTAGTCTGGCAGTTTCTTTAAACCATACCCAGCCAAAAAAGTAACCCTCTGTGTGATAATTAAAGTTGTATATAATTTTTCCCTTCTCTTTAGACTTTTGCCAGTCTACTGGTAAGTTAATGTACTCCTTACCATTGATATCCTTAACCTTCTTTCTTTTCTTTTTATTGATTGAGAACTCACCAAACCCAAAAGGTAGCTTTGCTTTTTCTCCAGTTTCTAGTATATAACTTTTAAAATTCTCATTATAAGAATATAAAATGTTTCTCCACTCATCAAATGTAATTTTAATTGTGGGATGCTTCTTGCAAAAGTTATTGTAGTTTTCTTTACTGGAGCTTCTCCAATCAATTTTTATCCTCATTACTGGGTTGGTTGTGCATTAGGAGCTTGCCCATCAACACCGTTATCTGCCATATCTGTTTTAATACTAAAATATGTAGATAATAATTTTTGAGACGTAAGCTCTAATACTTGTTTCTCAAGATATCCTGGACAACCATATTCTTTATCCAAAGGATTTTTGCAGTATTCTTCATTAGTAACCTCAGGACCAGTTCCACAACCACATTCTGGATACGCAATATCATTAGGAATATCTTCTTCAAAGAATGCTGATATCCTAACTGATTTTAAATTTGGATTACTCAAATATAAGTAACCTTCATTTGCTATCCAATAGTATGTTTGTTTTTTAATAATAGGAAGTCCCAGTAAGTTTAAATATCTATTGATTGTAATCTCTTTAAACTTTGTACCCATTCCTCCCATAGCGTTTATAGAATAAACACCTTGTATTAAATATTGATAATTTCCTTCTGTAATCCTAGGAAGTTTATATTTACTTCTAGAAACAGTACATGGATCTACGTAATTACAACAGTCAGAAATAGGAACTTCTACCATTTCCAAACATTGGATGGTATTAAAGACAGTATCAGTAGCCCAAAGCTTTCTGAGATTTGTCTCACGTTTAACTAATAACTGTGTGTTGTTTCTAATCTCTGATGCTATAACCCTATCTGTGATAACGTTATCTGTGGATATAAGCTTATGCATTCCACGCACATCTGAAACTAACTTACGTAATGTTGCCATTATAAATACTGTTTAAATATATTTGTCATTCCTGACCCTTGTTCTATTAAGAATCCAGTCACTTCTGCTTTAGACATTGTATGACCGTTCTTATCATCCCAAAGGCTTTTAGCATTAGAAAATGCTGGTATTTGGTAAAATTTAATACCATTGAAGTCGTGACTAACCTCATGGTGTTTGTCTCCTGTGAATATGTAGAAGTTGTTATGGAAAGACCATCCTTCTCTAAATTCTATTGGGAATAGTGCTGCTAACTTAGCAGGCTTAATTGCATCTCCATGGTTAAACATCATTGCTGAACCACCATAGCTTATGTACTTTCTATACTTAGGAGAGCAGTCAAAAGTTAATCTGTCTGTGTTTCTAAAATACGTTTGTAACCAGTTAACCATATGCCATCCTACAAACTCATCATGATTACCTGCTACGTACACAACATTCACATTCTCAGCATATTGTAATAACATTGTAATCATTAACACCTCATGTCCACAGATGTATTCAAAAGATGTTTGATATGTATGAGTGTTTGTTTGAGGAGTACCCTTTGTGGTCATTCCTGTAAACTCACTGTTAAACTCATCAGAACCAATGATGTATGTAATTTGTTCTAAGTTGTTGGAAAGCTGTGCTTGATTAGCAATCAACTCTACCTTGTACATGATGTTAGAAAGCCTATCAACTATATCATTGTTGCCATCAATATCATATTTGTTTAAATGAGAGTCTTGTTTGTTGATAATTAACATACCGTTACTCTTACCATTTATAAACTTAGGACTCATAATGTCCTGACTAACAGGCTCATATGAAGCTAAAAAGTCCACAAAGCTATCTTGAAACACTTGCTCTGCAGACTTCTTTCCTAACCAGGCTTTTACTTGCCAGTGTGGATTATCTCCGTTTCCCCAATAGTTTTGTACGTATTTAGTTATCTCCCACTTATCTGTGTCTATCTTACACTTCTCAATAAGCTCATCAAGGCTTTTAATCTCTTCTGAGACATTGGCTACAATCTCTCCAGTTCCTTTCACTAGGTCTTCTGTAAACTTAACTACAGTGTCCTCTAGATCAGATATATAGTTGCCAGTGATGGCCTCTTCTTCTCTCTTTCTAATATCTGTTAATAACTCATCAATCTCTAATTCTGTCACTCCTAGCTTGTCAGCGTAATATTTCTTTGATTTTTTCCAGTGTAACATCTGCTGTAGCTGCTCCAAAAGGGGTTGGTTTCCAGACATATAGGTTTTAAGTTTGGTTAAAATTAAAGTAAAGGTATGAAACTTTTTTGATATTTTCCAAATTTAGTTAACTAATTTAATTATATAGTTTAATCAATTTGATTAGAGTTCAAAAAAAAAACCCCCAGGGTAGAAACCCCAGGGGATGCCCTGTAAACCAACAAACAGGGTTTTTAATAATTTATTATAAACAAGGCCCAATTTCTGTTATTGAAATAGCTTCAGAACTTGAATCTACAGAATCTCTTGCAGCACAAATTTCTCTACATTGCGTATTTACTACACTTGACTCTATAGATGTTCCATTACAACTTATGTAAGTAAAAGGAAAAGCATCTCTATCTCCTGTACCATCATTTGCACAAACCTCATAACCATAACATTCAATAGGAGGTATTAAAGTTGTACTTGAACTAGTTGTGCTAGTAGTACTAGTTGTTGTAGCAGGAGCACCTGATACATCTAAATAAAGATCTCTTTGACAAGCTCCTGTAGACCTAACTAAAACTTCTGTAGTTCCATCAGGAACAGTTGCGTTATAGCCAGCTACCAAAGATGCTCTAGATACACCAGAGATGATTATTGTTGAAAACCCATCTGCATTTGAGTATATGTTAAAAGGTCCTGTATCAGAACCAGCTGTTGTCAAAGTTATTAATACTGTCATGTTGGTTTATTTAATTAAGGTAATTTTATCCAATCAGATCCAGAATTTGTAGATCTCCAAAGTCCAGTTGTTTCTGAAGCAATTGCTACAAATGAATTATAAGAAATTGATACACTATTCCAAAGTTGAGAACTTGTCACTGGAGAAAGCGTACCAAATGAAACTGATTTATATAATCTACTTGTACCTGTAAGAAATTGCATAGCTATAATATTTGTACCGCTTCCATCTATAGTTATATCACCCCATTGAGTAGAAACTCCACCAAAATTTGCGTATGTTTCTCCATAGTCTATACTTCTTTTTAATTGAACAGCTCCAGGACTAAATCCATAAACTCCACCTTGATTAGCAACAACCACCTTTGATCCATCTGCATTTGTACTCACTGCAAAATATGTTTGATCTTCATCAAGTGCTTTAGGTGTAAAAATACTTGAGGCACTTGTTGTTCTTCCTACACTACCTCTAAGTGGTGCTATAGAAAAATTGGGACTAGCAGCATATTGACGATCACCTGAACTATTTATTGCAACATCATATACTAATTGAGGAAGAACATCAATACCTGCATTAATTGAAAACTCCACTCTTACAAAAGATACTCCATAGTCTGAAGATCTCCAAACTTGATTTAAGTATGGCTCGTTTATTGCTTCACCTGAATTCATTGAACCAACTATTACATATTGTCCTGTTCTATTTGTAGTGATTGAAGAATATGCATTACCTGTACCCCCTGTAGCATTCCAATTAACCCCATAGTCTGTAGATCTTACAATAGTAGATGGTTGTCCTGATTGTTGTACAGTGCAATATATATATTGACCTGTTCCACTTATTGCAACTCGTTTTATTAAATTTGCTGCAGCAGCTACAAAAACTGATCTATATGTAAGTCCGTAGTCATTAGAAATATATAACTTATTATTTGTTGAACATATTACAGCTACGTATTTACCATCATTTGAGCTAGTAACATCATCTCTACTTACAGCAACACTAGTAAAATAAAGATTGTTAGTTGGATTAATTGTAGTGGTTGTAGTTGTAGTACTAGCACATGGAATAGCTTGTGCTATTACATTTGTACAAGCTCCAGTAGATGTTACTGTCACTTGACTAGCAGCATTATCTACATCAACAGTTTTACCTGCAAGCAGTTCTGCTTTTGTAGCAGTTGATGGACTTACACTTCCAACATCTGCTGTAAGATTAAAGTTTGGTCCTAAGTTAGCACCTAACCCAGCTCCTAATGTTAATGTTATATTTATTGCCATTTTTTATTTTATTTTATATACACCCACCATCACATCTTGAAAATACGTTTAACGTTAATGTGTTTCCAATATCTCCACTTGTAACAATATATGTTGCTGAAAATAAAGTAGTAGAACCATTACCGCATGAAGCATCTGCTATAATACCAGATGTGTATGCGTTTGCTTTATCGTCAGGATTAGTACATCCATATGTAGTGACTTCAACATTAATTGAATCACCCATAGAAACAGCATATATACCACTTGCATTTGTACTTCTACTTTCAACAACTGAACCATTTACATATAAATCCATATTACCAATAACACCTGAACCACTTTCATTAAAAGTCCAAGATAAGTTCGCAGTTGAAGCAGTGTTACAAACTACAGTGAGTCCATTGTAATTACATTGAGGTATAGTAGTTGTACTAGTTGTAGTGCATGGATAGTTTGCATAACAACATCCTGAATAATTCACAGAAGATAAACGAACACCAACAACTGAACCTCTTAAAATTCCACAACCTGTTACAGGTCCACCTTCTCCTCCAGATGAACATGCAATAATTCCTATAGACCCACCGTAAGGAAGATAATAATAATATGTATTTCCAGAACAATCTTGATATGATATAGTTTGACTAAATCCATCTGACATTTGATTATATACTTCAACACCTGATACACAAGGACATGGATAGTCTTGATATTTAGGAGCTCGTGTATCAGGATAAGTAGACCAAGGGCTAACTGTACCATCTATATAGTAGTTAGTACTAGCTTCTCCTTTGCTCATAATACTACCATCAAGAGGAGGAGTTGTCCCAGGCTTCTGTATATATCCCATTGTAGCAAGATCTGCTCCTGTTACTAAAAAATTACTAACTTTCATTATTGGTTTAATTTAGCTTCTAATTCTGCTATGCGTTTTTCTAATTGTGCTATTTTTAATGTATGTACATCTGAATAGTTAACTACTAGTTTATCTTCTCCTGATACAACATCTGGTAAAATTGCTTGTACCTGTTGTGCAGAATATCCATATCTAATTTGATTAGACTCTTCATCTGTACGAGTAAATTTAATCACTTGTATTCCTAATACATCAATATTAGGATTTGTTTCTAATACATTTTTAAATCTGATATCTGATGTTTCATAGAATGAACCAGCATTTAATTGAGAACCACTAATTGTAACTCCTGTATTTGCTGTTGCACTGTTTGATGTACCATTTGCTGTAAGAACAGCTCCTGATGTTGTAGGAGAAATGGAATTAAATCCTGCTCCATTAGCTCCACTAGTTCCAGAAGTTCCAGATGTACCTCCTGTACTAGCTCCTGAAGAACCAGAAGTACCAGAAGTACCCCCAGTGCTAGCTCCAGATGTACCTGAAGTTCCTCCAGTACTTTGACCTGAAGACCCTGAGGTACCAGATGTACCACCTGTACTTTGACCTGAAGATCCACTGGTTCCAGTTGTACCAGAAGTACCTGTTGTTCCACTTGTGCCAGTTGTTCCACTTGTGCCAGTAGTTCCACTTGTACCGCTTGTACCTGAAGTTCCAGACGTACCAGAAGTCCCTGACGTTCCACTCGTACCAGATGTACCAGTGGTTCCAGATGTGCCTGATGTGCCAGTGGTACCGCTAGAACCAGCTGTTCCAGATGTTCCTGAACTACCAGCAGCACCTACAGGAACTAACATAAATACTTCACCACTAGCAGGATTTGTACCCTGAGCTGCAGTTTGAGTAACTATAAATCGTTCAAAACCCACTTCAAAAGGAGAAGTGGATACAATTTCTAATATTTTAAATCTAGAAGAATCAACCGTACTAACTAGCTTAAGTGCTGAGAAAGGGTTCAGTGCATCTAGATATGCTGAGAAGTCAGCACTAGGATTATATGATAAATCACTGATAGCAATTTGAGAAGCAGAGGCTAACCAACTTGCATCATTTAAAGTGAAATATGTAGCACCAGGATTAATGTCTGTGTTTGTACTAGGATTAAATCTCCATTGTGCAAGACCTCCTTCAAAGCCTGATGTACCAGATGTGCCAGTTGTTCCACTGGTTCCAGTTGTTCCTGAAGTACCAGTGGTACCAGAAGTACCAGTTGTTCCACTTGTGCCAGTAGTTCCAGAAGTTCCAGTTGTACCACTAGTACCTGTTGTTCCTGAAGTTCCAGACGTACCAGTTGTTCCATGAGTACCATCTGTACCACTTGTACCAGAAGTTCCATCTTCACCACTTGTTCCAGCAGTACCAGATGTACCTGTAAGACCACTTGTACCGTTTGCACCACTAGTTCCATTAATACCACTTGTTCCATCAGCACCTCTTCCACCAGATGTTCCACTGGTTCCTGAAGCACCGTTTGTACCACTTACACCAGAGGTACCAGAAGTACCGTTACCACCAGAAGTACCATTGGCACCAGATGTTCCAGATGTACCAGAAGCTCCTGGTGTACCGTTAATACCAGAAGTTCCTGATGTTCCACTTGTACCACGAGTGCCAGAAGAACCAGACGTACCTGAAGTACCTGTTCCTCCACCACCTGTACCAATGGCATCATCTAATTTTTCTATAGCAAGAGTTAAGCAGTTTCCGTTTTGAACTCCTGAGTTTGGTAAATTAGGACCAACGTATATTACATTATTTGAATTGCTAATGCACTCAGCACATCCACAGTTTTCACTAGGATGATAATAAGCGTTATAGCAAGGTGTACCAGGTAAACAAGACATTTATAGTTGATTTAGAATATTAAGGAATATACATGATGTAATAAGAAGCAATTACAGGTTGAATGTTTGGATGACCTTGATTACTACCAGTGTTTGTGTTGCTTACATTTACAGTTGTTGCTACAGTGATACCTGTTGTAGAAGTTGTAGTTTGAACATTCTTTGGTGTTCTATTTACAATACCAATACTACCTGAACTATCCCAACCTTCTGGTGTATTACCAACATAATGACTATGCCCAGGATCTGTTACAGTGGATGAAGCACTTGCTGTTGCAGTGTGTGTGTGACTAGGAAGTTGATTAACATTTATAGCCACTGTGTTTGCACCAGCAATATCTTCAAGATCATAATTTGGATTACCAGCATAAACAGGATCTACAGCAGCGGTTAATGGTCCACCAGGAACATTAAGAATAGCTCCTACACCAACTCTACCTCTTTTATCAGGAGTGCCGTTAGAACCATTACATAAATAGATTTTATCCCATCCTAATGTTCCTATACCAGCACCTGTACCATCAAAGTTTGTAAGAGGACCATAGTATTCAACTACTGTAAAAGGAACCATCTTTAAATAGTTCTGAGTTACATTACCTGATTGACCAGCTATGTAAGCAGCTATTAATGCATCTAGGTCAGACAGCTTTACATAGTTTGTGCTTACATCTAAATCTAATGCTGCTAAATCTGCCACTACAACACAAAGTCTTGTAATAACAGCTTGTAAGATAGCATGTGTGTCAGAAGAGGCTGTTACACCTGTAAGACAATCTATTGTATAATCTGCATTTAATACAGCAATATCAGCAGCAACTGCAGTCACCTGAGCTTGTAAACTACAAACAGATTTAACTAACGCTGTGAATAATTGAGTAGAATTAGGAGAAGTGATTCCTATTAAGAATCCATTTATAAGAGCACATTTATCACCAGAAGCAATAGTTATAACATCACCTGTACCAGTTAATAACGGAACAAGTTTAGTTGTAATCATTTCTTCTACATGAAGCAATGTATCTCCTGTAGTAATATTTAGAGCAGGGATAGTTGGACCTGTATATCTAACACATTGATCAGATACAGTCTCAACACATCCATTAAAACAACTTGTACAAGACATTTTATAATTTATTTATTTATTAACAATATTACTCTACTTGCAATCATCTCCACTGTAAAAGGTGCACAGTATTCTGGATTACAAAGTTTGTAAGTTAATATTTGTTTATAGTGTAGTAAGTCACCAATTACCTGTCCTGGAATAAAATAATTCAAGGAGTATACAATATTATTATACTGATCATTAGCTAACGCAGTTAGTCTAAGATCAATATCAGTTAATAGTGCAGGTATGCTAGCACACTCAATACAGTCCGTTAATCTTGGTGATAACATTTCTTATTCTTTGATTAATTTGTTTCAGCTTGTTATTACATGCTGAACACAAGCCATTAATTAATTGACATCCGCAGCCTACTTTAAGGCCACAATCTCTACAGTTTGCCATATCAATAGAAGTTATTTATATAGTTGTTTCCAGAACAACCACAGTTGTTCCTAATAAAATTATCTAATTGTCTATCTGCCTGTAAATATAATCTGTTAGCTGTATCTATTGCACAGTTATTAGCAGCAGCAATAGAGCCTTGAATCATATAATATATACTATTTAGATTCACTTTTGCTTGTGTTCTAATTGCACTATCACATTCCATCATATCAAGCTTCATGAAAGCATTATCAAATTTTTCTTGAATTCTTTCAGTACGCATTATGTTCTTTTCTACAAAGTTTAAATATGCAGGAGCAACAGAATATTTCATAAAGTATACACCATCTGGAAGAGGTTGCATACCTCCTGCAAGAGTATTAAGTCCTAATATAATAGAATTATAAACATTAAAATCTTGAGGTATAAAAGGAATAGACACAGGAACAGTATATCCAGGAATAGTAATCTCCATAGTTGGAGCAACAACATTAGGAGGCTGTGTATCATAAACTGATATATCAGCAACACCTAGTGTTTTTGTATTGAAAGTATTTATTACTAAAAAATCTAGAGTCATGTCTTTAAAATAAAAATGCCAGAGGACTTGAGATTATCCTCTCACCCTCTGGCATAGGTTAATATGATTCTACTTTTATTCTTAAGGAATCAAAGTAGTTGTTGTTGAAGTACTAGGCCAAATAGTAGTTGTAGTACTAGTTGTAGAAGTGATATCACCACTTTCATCAGATACAACACCCAAAGCAGCCTCTAATACATCTAAGATGTCTTGAGTTAACGCTTGTGGAGCAGCAATGATTACTTGAGAATCTTCAATGATATAATCACCCCACTTGTAAGCAGATTTGTCATACTCATTAAACTTGATATACAAAGTATCGTAAGTAGTACCATCAGTTACCCAAGACTCAAAGTTCTCGTTGTAACCAACCATTCTGTACAAATGCTTCAAATAACCAGCTTGGTAGCTATAGAAGTTTTTCTCTAATTGTTGAATCTCTCCAGAAGTACCAGAAACATAAGAACTACGTTGAGTAATTACAGCTTGAGCTACTTGGTTACAAGGATCATCAACAATGAAGTCAGCAGTTGTAGCTGGACCAGAGAAGATGAATGTACGGAAATACATACGGTCATACTCCCAAGGGAATGCAGCCACATCACATGGTTGTCCATAGATAGTCAAAGGCTTACCGCTAATAACTAACTTAGCACTTGCATTATTACCAACTCTTTGGAATTGATAGAAAGTGTCAAAGCTAATGTTGTCAGGGTTGTTACCTGGAGCTTTTTGACGTAACTTGATGATTAATTCATCAATTAAAGCAGGTACATCAACATCTGTACAAGGATCACCACCACATTCTAAACATGGAGCGTTTACAGTTACACTACGAGTGAAACCGTTGAAATACAATGTGTCAATGTAACTAGAGAAAGCACGTAATGTTAAAGTTACAACTTCACCTGGTTTTACAGTGAAATCACCAACTTCTGTTACTTGGTTAGCAGCAACTGGATTACCTGTAACTTTGTACCATTCAGATACATTGTCTGCAGAAATCTTGTCAGAACGCTTAGAACCTTGTAAATACGTGTTTACTCTACCTTGAGCTAAATAGAAATAAGGAGCAGCTGCAATGTTACCTACAGTTGCAACAGCATAGTTATTGGTATAAATACCAAACTGACCAGCTGTTAAGTCTTGTGTTGATCCAGAGCTAGGTAATGAATTTCCTACTGGTACAACAAAGAGGGTGGTTAATGAAAAATCCGCCATTTTGTTTTATTTTAAATTATGAAAAATTACTCGTTTGTTTGAATCCTCATCTGAGCTGATTGAACTGCAGACATGTTTTCTGTGTACATTGCTAAATTTTGAACTGTTAAATCTACTAATTCATCTTCTAAGTATAATTCAAGTTCGCAATTTTGGTTAATTGATGGTTGTCCATCAAAGTCAGTATACCCTACTGAATCAATATACACTGGGTATCTCATATAAGATATGTACATCTTACTTGGTGTAAATGTACCATCTGTAAATATACTTATCTCATCAGAAGATATAAAGTTGAATGTCTCTTGATATTCAAAAGAAGGTCTATAATGAGTATTGTTTAAAAGCACAGATAAATCACCATGCTTTGCCAAATCCTTATTAATCCATATCTTTCTATCAGTACATCTTCCTTTATTAGCCAAAACATATGAGTCTACATAGAACATATATTTAGGAACTAATAAATCTAAATCAGCAGACCATTGATTTAACTCTGTGTTTTTTAAAGTTAGAGATAGTTCACCATCAATATAGTTCACTACCAATCTTTGTAGGTCTTCGTAACGCTTTTTAAAAGAGTCAAAGCCCATACCTGAAACTGTACTAAACCCATCAACCTTTTGCTTTATAAGCTTTATCTGAGCTTCATTTAAAGCTAAAATTTTGTCTTCTAGGTTAATTTGTTGATGCTCGTTAGTTGATAGTTTATTTAGTTTCTGGTCTATCTTATATAATAAACTATCTACAGGGATCATACAGAGGCTAGTTTTTTAAGTTTCAATTTTTGTTCCAAAGTGATCAATGCATCTTGATTATCTTCATCTGCTAAGAATCTGATTAAATCATCTTCATCTTTTGCAATAGCATGTTCACCTTCATATACTTTGTCATTTGCTTTTATTCTATAAATAGAATGTGCAACTGCTTGTTTTACTAAATCTTTAATATGGAGTAAGTTTTCACTCATGTCTGCAAATCTGTTAAACACTTCTACAGGATTTAAACCAGCGTGTTTACCATTTTTGAATTCAGTTTGTTTTAATAGGTTGTCTACTTGGTTATATACAGACTCTTCTTTAGAATCTTCACTAACTGGTAAACCTAATAATCTTGCTACCTTACGTTTCTTTTCAGGAGTCATTGCATCAAACTTAACAATAGCCTTGTTGATCAATTGTTTCTTCTTGAAAATCACTTGGTTTTCAATCTCATCATCAGCAACATAAAATTGTATATCTGCTGAATATTCACCACGCTCCCATGCTTGATAGCTAGAAGCAATTGTTGGATGAACTCTTAACCATGCAAAAGCTAACTCTTGAGATGGATTACTAAAATCAAAGAAGTTATCACCATCCATTAACTTAACAGCTTGTACATGTAGTACATCATCTGTAGATGTAGACAATCCATAGTTCCAAAATTTAGAACGAGGACCTAAGTCAATATCACCCATAGCAGCTTCAAGTTTAGCTTTCAATGCTGTAACTCTTTCAACTTCTAACTCTCTTTCAAGATTATCACTAATGCGTCTAATGTAAGCAGCATTTGGATCAAGACCTGTTCTGTACTGTCCATCAAGTTCTTTATAAGGATACTTGAAAACACCTGTACCAGGAATTCTTGTTAAGCCTTTCTGTGCAAGACCAGCCTGCATCGTTTGTAACTGAGAATTGTTATACTCTTTTTTTAACGTAGAGATTTTTCCTATCTTACCCATATGTAGTTGTTTTTTATTGGTTTATTTGCAGATGGTTCCCATTGAAGGGAATGCGGTGGGGCATGGAGCCCAAACCCATCCATCTGTGTAAGAAGATTCCCCCTCGTTGAGGGAGGGGGGAACATCTTCTCTGTGTAGTTTTAAGGATTTTAACCCTTAACTCTTTTATTAGAATTGAGGAATTTCTTCAATCAATACTGTTCTAGATAAATCTTCAATGAATACATCACAACGATCTTTCATCCAGATTTCGTATCCTGGGAATTTATTTGCAGAACTCATACCTTGAGACTTAGCAAAGCCTAAGTGGTGACGAGTACCATCAATATAACCCCAAGTCATAGAAGGAGCACCCTTCATACGTACTTCACGAATGTTGTTGATCATAGAACCATCAGACATTGGAGATACATCAAACACCATAAATACTGGAGTTGACTTCTTATTCTGACCAAATTCTAAGTTTGTTTGAGGAAGATCTAATTCTTTCAAGTGGATCAATTCAACACGACCAGTCTCACGTGTAACCATTGCATCAAATGCAAAGTTGTAAGTAATGTGTTGACCTTCTCCTTGTAAATATCTGTTACCAGAATCAGCCATGAAAGTTAAACCTGAATTCAATGCATCATTCTTTAAAGCTTGTTGGAACACGTCAAAACCAGCTTCGTTAGTGTACATTTTAACTCTACGATCCTTAACATCAACACGTCTGTAGAACAAGTCACCAAACACTGAACGAATCAAGTTTGCAGTGAACTCACCACGGTTGTATTGTACTAAGTTACCGTTATTACGCATTCTGTGGTAAACACCAGCAGATGTACGCTTTAATTCTTGCTTAGAACCATTAGTCTTCACGGTACCAGGCTTAGCCCAGATCATACGCTTAACTTTTAATTCTAACATAGACTTACGCATCCAGAACTCAATAAATGGTTCCCACTTAACATCATTACGAGTTAAAGGTAATTGGTTACGTCTTTGAGGAGCATATACTAAAATGTCTAAAGCTTTACCAGAAGCATCAACCATCATCTTATCATCAGCCCACTCAGTGATTTTGTGCTCATAACCATATGCAGAACCTAAAGATTCAAACATTGTGATTTGCTCACCTAAACGAGGAAGACCTAATAAGTCTTGGTCAAATTCACCAATTGCAGCATCAACTAATTCCAATTCAATACCAACTCTTAAGAAGTTAGGACTAACGAAATCTACAGTTGGATTGTCTGTAACTAAAGTGAAAGTGTATAAGTAACCCATGTTCCAGTTTACTGGATCTTTGATTACATAGAAACGAGGACCATACTGACGAGTACCTACAGATACAATTGCATTCTTAGAGAACTCATTAGTATCAATTACTAATTGGAATTCTTGACCATCAATACCTGGCTTGCTCAGCTCTAAAGTACTTGTTGGAATGTCAATGATTTTAGGGAACTTGTATGGAACTTGTACCTGCCACTTCCAAGCATCACTGTTGTTGTCAATATAGTAAGGAGTGCTCTTGTTAATCATGTCCAAGAAGTCATTACTGTAAAGAGAGCTTTGAGTATACAAACTGATAATTTTCTTATCATAATCTGCTGGCTCTGTAGAGTGAAAGCTTTCCAAGTGGTTAGCATCTGTTAATTTACCTACAGCACGCTTGTCCATAGAAGCTACTCTTGCGTAAGTAAAACCAGTTAAACCTGGAATTGTTTGAATTGCCATTTTTTTATTTTTTTAATTAATGTTTATTGAAATTGTTTATTGAAACCATGAGTTAGCTTTGACTGGTTGTTTAGATTTCACAGCACTTTTACTAACCTGTCTGGCTACCTCACCAAACAATTCATTTGACTTTTTGGTGACACCATTCTTTTGAATCGTAGAAAGTGTAGGATCTTTTTCCAAGATCTTAAGTAAAAGAGCAACTTTCACTTTTCTTTCATGATTCTCAGGACGTTTAAGTTCTAGAATAGTACGATCAAAGTCTGTTAATGTTTCACCAGAATTTGTCTTGTACTTATCTGTTACTAAGAAATCTTGTAGTTCACCAGCCAGTTTTGGATTAAGAGGAATACCATCAAACTCTTTTGCTTTTAGCTTGTCTTGTAACACTTGGGTTACATTATTAGCATATTGCTGTTTATATTGAGCTTGTTGTTGTAATTGTACTTCTTTCTCTTGTTCCATTTTTTGAAGCTTTACAGCTTCTTTCTTTACTAAGACCTTGTGATGCTTTGTAGCAACACTTTCAAGATCTCCGTAGTTCTTAAGTCTTTCAACTTCAGATGTAACATCTTCAGGATCAAATCCTTGATCAGCTAAAGCTTGTTTAATTACAGAAACCTGATTTGCTTCTTGTGCAAGATCCATTTCAGCAAATGATTGAATTTGGTTATATGTACCAAAGTAATCTTTAGGATCAACTCCTTTTACAAATATGGCATCAAATGCATTACGATAATCTTCTCCAAATTGACCAATGAAGTTATCAACCACTTCAATAGCTCCTTTCTTTTTCTCAGCATTAAACTTCTCTAAGAATTGTTCTGGAGTTGTAATTGGTTCTTCTTCTTCATCTTCTCCTTGAGTGAATACACCCAGTTTGAAAAGGTCTTTAGATAAAGATGAAAATGTTGACTCAGGAGCATCATCTCCTTCCTCTTCATCAGCATCATCTTGTTTACTATCTTGTTTACTAGTTTTTGCAACTGGTTGATTATCAGTATCTTCTGAATCATCACCATCTTCTTCATCGTCTCCACCTAATAAGAAGTCTGTTAAAGATTTCTTTTCATCAGGTTTTTTATCAGAAGTGTCATCACTAGAATTGTCTGCATCAGGTTTTTTACCTGAATTTGCAGAAGTAGTTTTTTTATCAGGAGCAGGAGGGGGAGTGTCATTAATATCCTTAATGTCATCAGGATTAGATGTAGCACTATCAGGGCCCATTAAATCGTTTAACAATTCAGCGTTGCCCATTCCCATTTCCATTGTATCTTGGATACTAAAGTTCCCAAAACCTGGATTATCTAGATTTTCAGCCATATGTAGTTGAGTTTTAATTGGTTTTGTAATGTAAAAGTATACTATAGTAAATTAATATCAAAGAGATGAAGCTCTATATAGATCATTATTTAAGATAATATAGCATTAATATTTTTTACTCTAATCTAATTTATTAATAAAGTTGTCATTTATAAGTCTAATGCTTCTTATTGGAGCTAGGTCAGTGAGTGTAACTTGTTGAACTTCAACCCCCCACTTCTTAGCTTCCACCCTCACTTTCTTAGTAAGAGTGTTATCAATTTCAGCATCTGTACACTCATCTAATGTCATAGACATAATGACATTTTTAATGATAGCTTGTGCCATATCTGATATAGCATCTTGAGCATCCCAAACTTCTAATAAGAATATTTTAACGTCAGCTATCTTATATTTAATCAATCCTTTCACAACAATATTCTGTTTATCTGCTGTATACAAAGATTGTGCATCAAGACTTAATGTTGTAGTGACAACATGCTGGTCAATCACCTCGTCAAACATTGGAATTTTCAAATGTATTCCAGGTTCAAGAACTTTTTTAAATTTTCCAAACCTAAGTAATACAGCTTTCTCGTAATCTCTTATTATAATTATTGGGGTTAGTTGTAACCACCAATTAGATATAATCTCAATCAGTTTATCAAACATAACTATTTAGTTTTCTTGTTCGCCCTACCTTTAGCATTCTCTTTAGCAATAGCTAAATCATTTGCTTGATTCTCTCTAGATACTTTTAACTTTTCTTTTTCTACTTCAAGTTTTTGTAAAGCTAATGTATTTTTAGATTGAATATCGTTCATTTTTAATTGATAATCATTAGCAGCTTTTGTTTGTTCACGCATTAATTTATCAACTTCTAAAGCATCAGGAACTCCATTTATGTCTGTATCTGGTAATCCCCCTTTAGATTCAGCAGAAATAATAGCAATTTCTTTCTTATTAATTCTGTCTAATGCATTTTGATAATCATCATGAGCTATTTTTTCAGCTTGCATTTGTTTAGCACTTTCAATAGCTGCCATAGATTGCTGTTGCTGTTGCTCAAGTTCTTGTTGCTTTTGTTGCATTTGTTGATCTTGCATTTGATCTTGACGATCTTTAAGTGTCTTAAACACCTTCTTCATCTGACGTACAGAGTTAGTGCTGTAAAGCTCAATGATATCATGTAATGAACCACCGTTTTGTAAAACAGCTTGAGATAAGCCTCTAATTTCATTAAACATTTTCTGATCTTCTGGTCTATTAGTTAAATACACTTTAAGATCACGGAACTTAAGATCTGTACCATTCACTTGTACAAATGCAGATTCTCCTTCGTTAGTAATATATGAAATAGTTGACTCAGGTTTTTTAGCTTCTACATATAGTGATGCATCAATTATAGCTTGATAAAGCTGACCTAATACGTATTCATGTGCAACAAATATAGGCTCAGTTTGAGAATATGATTGTGTAATAGCAGTGTTAGTACCTGTAGCTGATTCACTAGCTGAAATAGATCCCATACGTTGTCTAGACATACCTATCAATTCCCAACACTCATTCTTTAATTGTTGAGCTAGTGTATATCTAGATTGGATCTCTTGCGTACGTGTAAGATCAATATCACGGAACTGGTTAAATGATGATGGGCTCTTCAAATTTTCTGGAGAGTCATCAATAAACATTACACCACGGTTACGTGCTTCCATTTCCCATACATCAAGAGCATCTTGAGCATCTCCATCTTTAGGAATAGGAATATGTCTAATAGATGTTAAATACACCTTACCAACTTCTTTTTCTAACAGCTTGTATAATTGATTCATACAAACGTTATAAAGAACCTGAAAAGGTTTCATCATATCTACCAAGCTTCTAGCTTCTGTATTCTTAACTTCATGTACTAATCCAATGATAGGACAATAAGGAAGTAATTTATATGGTTTAATATGATAGATGTCTGGACCAATCTTAACTCCTTGGTACCATTCATTAATCCATCCCCACTCTAACGATTGTTGTGTAGGAATAGTTCCAGATTTGTAGTTTTCATCTACTAGTAAAGATTGCTCATTACCTAACTCATCTAAGTAAATTAATTTACCAATCTTCTTTTTAGAAATCCAATATGTACGTACAACAACATACTTGTAACCAAATGAACTAACATTAGATGTAAGACCTAAGAAGTCTTGTAAGCCATCATTGTTCTCTTTCATTTCAGACTCAATTACCATTCTTGTTTGTAACACTAATGGATCATATGTATCATATTGTACTGAATCAATACCTGGAATAGCATTAGGATTACCTAGATTAGATTCACGTACGTTAATCAAACCATAGTCTTGTAATGAACTACGTAAGTGATCAATCTCTTCTTTAGTGATATCAGGGAACGTTTCAATAATCTCAGATAGTTCCATCACCATAACTGTACCAGCAGCATATGCTCCTTGTGCACGTCCTGAAGGATCTGAAATATATTTTCTATCTGGTGTAGTTAAGAAGAATGTATTCTTAGGGTTAGCCACCTCAATATTAAATCCAACTTTTGAGTTATCTTCATATACATGATAGAACTCTCTAGAAGAAATTAATAAATCTCTAAACGCATCTTCACTTTTTTCTTTTAAAATAAACTCAGCTTTCTGAGCTGTTAATACATGATTAGCCCACTTCTCTGCAACAGATGTATAAGAATCAAGTTGATCTTTTACATCCTCCATTGTCATTTTTTGCAAGTCTTCGTCAGAGATTTCTTCTCCTTTTAAATCAGCTTGTTCTTGTATTTTAGACTGAGCTTGATTAATTACATAATCTTGTAATATACTTGTTTTAAATTCAAGCTCTTCAGACTTACTATCATCATCAAATGCCTTCACACGGAAAGCATCTGGACGTTTAGAAATCTCACCTACTAATTCATTAATAGGTGTTGTCATTATAGAATAATGTTTTACATATGCAGGAAGCTGTAAATCAGCTGTTAGCATATCTGTAAAACTTCTCACCTCAGGTTCTTGGTAAAAATCCTCATGTCTTAAAATACCCTTAACAAGATCGTAGTTCTTAACAAACGTATCACGGTTCTTTACATACTCAGCGTAAGCTTTGTTTGCAAAGTAGTCCATTGTATTCTTTATCCAACTCTCATCCATCTTTTCCTTCTCAGTTTTAAACTGATCAGGGAAGATGTTTAAATAGGCATACCTAATTGTTGCGTCTTTTGTATATCTTATAATTGCCATTATGTAAACAATTTATTTCTTTTATATTTATTATGAGAGGTTCCAAACATCCCACCTCTTGATTCTGTAAACAGTACGTTTCCTTTCTTCTTACTAAACATTGCCTTCACTCTATCATCAGATGTTCCACCAATCTTACCCATAATAGGGTCCATCTTTAATGCTTGTGCAATGGCTAACTCTGCAGCAATGATTCTATCAAAGTTACCTGAATCATTGTATTGTATAATCTCTTCAAGCAATACAGGATCAAATATCTTACTCACCCCTAGAACTTCTCTTATAGTATCACCAGCCTCATTTGTTTCTTTGAATATCACAGACTCCATATACTTCTTTAAGCAGGTGTGAAGATACTCAATTATTTTGTCACTTGAACGATGAATTCCATAATCTCTTTTAACTGTTGTGTTTGGAACAATTTCTTTAAGCCATTCAGGTTGTTTCTCTAAATAGTGAGCATCCCCTTTGGCCTTCATATATTCTATAAATGATATATCATCATTCTCACACAGTGTTCTTGCATTGTAATACTTAATAAGAAGTCTAGCTTGTTCTTCCCAAATCTCTTTCTTATCAGGTCTTGCACAATACGAAGCTACGAACATATCTTGATACTTCTCACCACTAATTTCATGCATTCTTTTATATATGAATACAGAACCAAGTGAACTTGAATACACAGACTTACCTTGTCTATAAGGGTCAACTCCTGCTACATACAATCCATAAGGAGGGTTTTCTACAGGGAATTCATATATAACTATAGGAGCATCTTTTGTATCACTGTTCTTTAATGGAAAGTTAGATATAGGAAGCTTGTCTGTAAACTCATGCTCAATACCATTTTCTCCAGAGAACAATGTAACAGGAGTTCCTGTTCTTTCTTGTTGTAACAGTCTGGTTTTCTGTCTCTTAGCTGATTCAATATCAAAGATGTTTGTATCCTCATTCAAGAAGATATCATCCACCTCCATTGGGTAGTACATCTTCTCCTTCAAATAAGCAATTCTATCTCCAGCCTTTTTAAGTCTTTCTAGGTTCTTCTCTGTAATCTCTTTAGCTCTTTCCTCATCACCCACTAACATTTCAACGTTATATAAGTCTGATCCAGTAGGCTCATTTAAGAAAGCTCCTAATGTAGATTTCTCTTTAGCTTCCATTCTATATTTAGCTGGGATGAATAAGCCATGTATACGCTTATCATCTTTTGCATTATTATATGTAAGGAAATTAAAGTTGTCTACGTCAAACATCAGGGATTTTGCATCCTGAAATTTCTTCATATCACCACCAGTGCCTGTGAGAATTGGAGAACATCCCCAACCATAGGGTGTAGTGAAACCTGGTATAGCCGCCTGTAAACCTCTAAGAAAATTTCCTTTACCAATCTCATCTATAATTAATTTACGTGGTTTTGTACCTGCAATTGCTTCTTCATTATTACCTTCATCAAGGTTACGTATCAGAATGGAAGAGAATGGGATACGTTCACCAGATTTGGTTTTAATACCTAATGTGACCTGGTTTTTCCAGTTATCCTCAATTCTCTGCCATCTCCAATACTCAGGGATAAAGTTTAATCCTTTATCTATTTTATCCGTAATAAGTTTTATATCTGGTGCATTCAAACCAGCAATAATATTCTGGGAGTTCTCATCAAATGTTGCACCCCATGCAATATAGGATGCTTCAAGAACGGATTTAGCAAAACGTCTAATACCTAGAATAACCAAGCCCTTTTTTTCCTGTTGGGCTCTATCAATTTCGTTTGTTACCAGCCACTCATTATCTCTTAAAAACGGATTAGCATATTTTTGTGCAATTCTTCCTCTATCATCTATGACATCCACCTCAGTGTGCCATATATTTAGGTGCCAATATAAAAAGGGGTTGATATACACACCCCCCATCATAGCACCATTTAAACATAATTCTCTATGGAAATCAAAGAACGGTTTACATTCAGCAGATTCCTTATCAGGAATACGTTTCTGATTTATGAACCAATCTTTGTAATCTATGTTTTGTAGTTCAATCATTATTTTCTATTTGCTAAAAACTCAGCAGCAGCTCCTGACAACTCACCCTTTCCTCTCACTTCCACCTTAGCTTCTTCCATGTTTCTTAGCTTATCTACCACTTCTACTAGAGCAAGGTAGTTCTTCATTGTCTCCTGTACAAACTTACCCTGAGCTTCAATACTAGCTATTACCATAGGTAACATTCCTCCTTTAGCTGTAGGCTTCCACTCAATTCTATCTTTCAATTCATGTAGTGGGTTTGCATTTACATAAGCTTTCCAGGAAACAAGCTGTGCTTCTGCCCATTCAAGCTCTGTGTTTATATATGTAGTTTTTTTAATAGTCGCCATCTTCTTCTTCTTTTAGTATATTATCAAGGTCCATACCTTCTTTTATAATCTTATCAATCTCAGACTCATCTGTATGTGGAACGTCCATTTCAATCTCTGTCTTATATTTTTCCAAAGCAAAGACTAATTCTTTGTCTGTCATCCCCCATATATCTCCATAATCACTAAGAGCTGTAGCAAGATGCCTTCCTAAATTGTATGTAGGAAAGTCTTTATGTAGTTCTTGTAGTATATAAAGAGCTTTTTCGTAGTTGTTCTTTTTACTCATATTAAATCATTCAAGTCTTTATCAGACAGTTTTTGATTCAGAAGCTCACTTATATCCATTCCTTGTATAGGAACATTTTTAAAGTTTTCTTCAGCTCCTTCCATCATATAGTCTTTTGTAAATGATACAGCCATCCTATCTTGATCACTCTCTTGATTATCATCTGGAGCACCTGTAATATCAATATAGTCCACACCTTTATTATAGAGATCTACTAAGATTTCTATAAAATTATCTAGGTGAATCTTCTTAATATGCATTACCTTATTGTCCATGAACTTCTTTTTTTAATGCTTCCTCCTCTTCTACATTGGCTATAACAGCTTCCCATTTCTTAAGAGGACAGTCACATGATAAACATTTTGTTTTAGCAATTAACATACATCCACAATTTGTGCAATGTACATCAGGTCTGACAGTTTTATGTTTTGTTGATATGAGATCACACTCCTCACATATAGCCATTCTTTCATCACTCACTTGTTTAATGTAAGTTCTCATATTCTCAGCTGGGAAAAGGTTATTTTTCCAACCCTCATATATCTGGGAGAAGTTAATCTTCATATGTAGTTCTTGGTTTAAGTTGGTTTATCTGCACTATTGTCTTTTCTAATGTGACAATAGAAGACTTTCTCTTTTGCTCAGACGTATTAACATCATTAATAATACGTTCCATAGCTAGCTTTTTAGCATTTAGCTTCTCCACCTTCTTTCCTGCCTTCTTCCTGTTAAAGAAGAGCTTTCCAAATCCAGAAATTTCTATGCTGTCATTTAAGTCCATTGCCTCATTGGCTGATTGGAACTGATGATTGACCACTGTCTCAATTGTCTTCTCTGAAACCATCATCTTAACAGCTAGTGTCCTGACTAGATAATCCTTCACTGACATTGAGATTGGCTTATCCATGACTTACAGTTATTTGTAAGACAATGTCTTTCTCAAAGTCTAGGATGATGACTGGGTTGACCTTCACCTTGGTACCGTCCTTGACAAATACACCAATACGTTTAAGTTTGGAGATGATGTTGTTGATGGTTGGGGGCGAGCTTTTGTACTTCTCACAGAACTCTTGACGAACATTGGCATAGGAGATGTTACCTTTGATGGCTGTGAAAGCAATCAATTGCACCTCACGTTCTGTCAATCCAAGACCATTCACAGCTGACAGTATATTGTAATACTTCTCAGCCACAGCGTAGGAATCCCCCACTGGTCTCTTCATTTTCTGAACAATTAGCTTCTTGTTGTTTGTTGGTTCCATAATTAGTTAAAGCAAAGGTATGTATATTCCTTTGATTGTCAAATAACTATTTTAGTTATCTGGAATAGGAATGCTATATTATGCACTATTTTTATAATCCATTATATTCTACCAATAAATTGTAGATAGTGTATTAGCTGATTAGATGTACTTAGGGCCCCCCCTAAATCCCCCCCAAAGTTACGAAGACTATTTTGAAACTACCAAATTTATTTTCACCTATTATCAAAACTTGCAAAATATTATAGTTTTGATACAACAGGAGTTTATAATTTTGGTGGAACATTCCATCACTATACACCATAACATACCATAATGTGTTATAAAAGCAACATTGTTAAGCTGAGCATATCCCTTATAAGACACATTATGTTCACAAACAAAGCTTGTTCACGAATACGTGAACAGAAGGAAAATGTGAACAATATGTAAAGCTATAGCTTGACAAAACGTAAGATGGGTAAAGCCATAGCTTGACTTTTGGCAGAATATAGACTTGTTATAACTTGCCAAATCAGGAAGTGAAACACAGCCAAACCTGGAAGTGTGTCACAAATATTTGAAAAACTGTGACACTCTTGTAACATATTTATATAGTTATTTGTTACGAAAAATGGGGGCAAAGTTTAATTTATGGGTGCAATTTATACTGTAAGTATAAAAATGGGTGCATGAAACATTTGGAAAAATTCATGCAAACATTTAACATGGGGCCATGGAACATTTAACACAGGGGCCACTTAAGCCATTGGTCCTCAGATGATTATACCCAAGGTTCCATGTGGAACTATTTTACAAAATTTTTTTCTAGATGTTACAACCCCCTTATCCATGGGAGGAGAGGCTACTCCACATGGTGACCCCTCCTGTGATTTGAGCGATTGGGGTAGCCCCCAGGGGTCTCAAAGACACAATTAAACATTGGGAACAGAACACAATCTGAACAAAAACACATTATGGCACAGCCACAAACAAAAACAGCAAAGACAGCAGTAGCTAAAAAGCCTGCAATTTTTAACATCAGAAGAAATGCACCTGAAACTAACGGCACCACAGAGCGTGTGTTGGCAGGCACATTACAAGACTATCTTGTAGATAGCGAAGAATTATCATTGAGTGATAATGTTAACTATCCTGTAATGAATGTTAAGACTGACCAAGCTGTCACTCTTAAAATTAATTATGAAGGTACATCTGACTACGGTTTATTGTGGTTCAGTCGTCCATTGAGTGCAAAGCTTCGTAACAAGTCTATCAAGCTTGCTGATATGTTGAACTATCCAATTCAAGAGCAACCAATCTTCCAAGATATTGATAATACAATACCTTTGATTAGTGATGAAACAGGCGAACAAGTCGTTAAGTATATCATTAGTAATCCAGAAGGTGGTTCTCGCGTTAAGGTTAAGATGCCTGTTGCTCCTGCGAAGAGTAATGTTGCATCAGTATCTGATGTTTGGTAGTCACTAATATGAAAGAGAGTGCATTAAATTGTGCTCTCTTTCATTATTACATATACAAGTGGGTGTAGGGGTTAGGGGTTGTGGGAAATAGGCACAGCAAGCATAATAAACTGCTAATAATCAATAACTTATCTGTGAACACAAGAGAAGGTGTGTAACCCTCACAGGATAATCATATACCAAATCACTATTAACTAATCATGCTATTCAATACAATATATATAGCATTAAATAGAAAAAACATGTATTACATCATCAACAGAACAACCAACGAAACAAAAGTACATCATGGAAATTGGCCTGATGTTAATGAACAATTAACCAATGGTGAAGACATCATTGTTGTTAGTCTTTATTCTAATACAATTAAAACTCCTTATATGGAGAATGATTGTTGGGAGTGGAAAGACTATAATGCTTCCTTCTTATCATATCATGCTGATGATCCAAAGGATATAGACTATCCTGATGATATAGATTATCCTGATTATGATTATGAGGAGCACACAGATGTTATCACTGATGAACGTGATTATGAACAAGAACTTCATCCAGAGTATGTTGTTGCCTCTACAAATCTAATGATGCAAGAGACAATGGTATTTTGTGCCAATTCAGATGGAGAAATCACTAGTTATGGTGGTTTAAACTCTATTGCATTAAGATATGGTCAGGAGTATTGGGAAGATGCATTTGCTGCTGTTGTTCTATTAAACACTGATGAGCACAAATACATATATGTACGAACTGTTGACAGTGATATGAACATTCATAATCTATTTAGAAAGATCAATACATCAGACACAGTTGTAATATAACACATAATATATATCTCTGTCATTAGCCTTTAGCGTACCAAAGGCGATATATATTATATAACACATTATTAATCAATCATTTAATAAACAACACATGAACTTAATCAAACACATTGCTAACTTATTAGCTCTATGGACAGTACCATATGTAATTGTCCTATTCTTCTTATTAGTATCTGGATTTGCATTTGTATACCAAGATGCTATTTCTTCTACACCATACATTATATGTTATGCATTCTATTTCATTATGATGTCTATATTGTATATGACAGGTGATGAAAAAGACTTTGATTCTATTAAACTATTTAAAATCAATTAGTTATGAAAAAAGAAGTACCAACAATGTTAGCATGGTTCTTTGCTACAATGGTTATAGTTATGTTACTATCATCATGCAGTGTACAAAGACAATATCATGCACCAAAACAAATGCGTTGCGTAGTAGGTAAAGTTAACCTATGGCAAAGATAATATAGGAGTTTATCTGTTCTACTTCATTGAATAGAGGCTTTGTAGATTGAGGCACAAAATCTATATTCTTTACAACACATTATTACACAATCTTTTAACACACATTATTTATGAAAAAATTTGAATTGTACCTTGGTATTGCTATGATTATGATTACAACAGTGTTAATCATACTCTTTCCATTAGCTGTTGAATACAGTAATGAGAAGCTTGCACTCATCTCTTTAATGTCCGTTATTGGATATTTTGGAGGTTATTTACTTATTGATAGTTATATATGTAGAGTGGAAACATATTACTATTTTAAGGGTTATGACGAATGTTTAGATCAAATTAAAGACACAAAGGTTAGATTTAACCTATCTAAAAACTCACATTAATATAGCAATAAGATGAAAACAATACAGTTAACACCTCAAGAGTTTTATATATTTAAAATGATAGCAAACTTTAAATATAGAATAGAAAGTATTAAACACACAATAGTCTCAATTGAGGCTAACGCACAAGATTTAGAACTATTAGGATTTTAGATGTGTGTGTTGGTAGATATAGGGCTCAGCTTCCCCTAGCTGGGTCCTTATTTATTTCATCATTAAACAAACAATTATATGACTAAAACCTTATTGATTGATAAACAATCATTTATTGATTGGTATTTTGACCATGATATATGCAAAGAGTTCTTTAACAGACATGACATACTTGAGTCATTAACAGACAAAGGTGTATTCACTGTAACATTACAGGATATATTAGATGGTATTGGTTATCTACCAGCAGACATAGTTGCTGAAGGGCAAGAACCAATTCTTGATAATCATGATGAGATAGATATGTCTTCATATGACACTATTACATTTGGTTCTAAAGAGAAATACATTTGTGAAGAATGTGGTGATTCATTAGATGGTAGCTTTGGTGACAGAAGAGCAGAACTTTATCTACATACATCTGCAAAAGGAGATTATATAGCTAAAGTATGTTATTCTTGTTATGACTATCATAACAGATATAGATAATACATTAAAAACAAACAAAAATGTACATAAAAGCAAAACTAACATTTGACTCATATATGCCTGAAAAACTAAAACCAGGCATGTGGTTTAAACAAACAATTACAGACACCATATATGGTAAAAGATATACATATGATAGAGTATTTCTATTAGGTCACACACCAGAAGATCAAGAGGCTTATATACAAATAAATGGTTGTCCTATTATGCCTGTTGTTGTATCATATACAGCTAATCCTGATGAAAAGGCTGTTGCATTAGCAGCACCTGATGAGGTAGGTTGGTGGGATGATGGACCAGGTACAGATGAACTCAGAGACATAGAGCTCAAAGACATCAATCTTATACTATCAGATTATAATGGTGAGCTTGAGATAGAAATAGAAGACTTAGCCTTTGAAGATGGCTTAGCTGTTCCAGTGCTATACATGGATAAGGTAACACTTAGACTATTATGGGATGAGGATGACTATTTATATGATCAAGATGACAATGAATATCCTGATGATGATGAATATTGGGATGAGATGGATGATAATCCAGATGATGAACCAGAAGACTAATTTATTTAATTATTAATCAATTTAATTATGGAGAACATTAAAACACAATCAACAGTTGTTCCTGAACAACAACTATCATTCACTGAATGGGCTAGAGAACTTAAAGTTGGTATTGCATATAACAGATCCAAACTAACAGATAAGGCTCAAGACATGATGAATCTATGGGATAGAGAAAGACAAGTAAAATATCTAAAACAACTAACTCTTGCATAATGAGAAGGATAGATGCTAAACCAGGTGAACGTAAGTTTATAGATGGTAGATATAAAGATGATGTAGATAAGGGAGCAATGAGCTTTCTTAATATACCATTACCACTTAAACCACGGTTTCAGGTAATACAACCAATAATAGATGACATACCTAAGCAAGTACTTAGACAACAACAAGCTAGTAAACATTATAAAAAATCTAAAAATAAAACACAGAAAACATGAAAATCTTAACATTGAAAAAAGACAGTAAACAGTCATTTTATTACCTAGCAGGTATTAACAGAGCTATTAATCCAGCTCAGGTGACTAAATTAGCAAACTCAGTGAACAAAATGGGTATTATTAGACCTGTTGTAGCAGCTGAGATATCATTTGTTGATGGTAAAAAGAAAATGTACATCATTGATGGTCAGCATTTGTTCAATGCATTGATTAGGAACAATATGGATATTCCATATGTAACAATCACTGTTAAAGACAAGGTGGAACTAGTAGAGAAGATAGCATTATTAAATGCATCATCTAAAAACTGGGCTCTAACTGATTATATTACAGCATGGAGTTCATTAGTTCCTGATTATGTAAAGCTTAATCATTACTATCAAGTGTATGATTTTGACATGGGTATATTATCTTCTGTATTATGTAATTATATATCAGATGGTGGCAATGTAACTAGAAAAATCAAATGTGGAGAGTTTAAAATAATTGACGAAGCAAAGAATGTTAATATATTAAACAATCTAACAGATGTATTAAAAGTTGTTCCTAGAATGAATAGAATGGAAAACAAATACTTATGTAGAGAGTATGTTAAGTTTGTAAGAAACACAAGTAAATACAATCATCCTAAATTCTTAGAAAATCTTAAAAAGAACAAAAAAGAGTTTATACTGGCTACACAAGAAGATGGTAAACTAGTAGAATTATTCACAAAATTAAAATAACAACCATGGCAACATTAATTGCATCAAGTAAAGACTTTGCACACATTCAGGTATTAAGTTATGTACCTAGTGCAGATAACTTAATTGAATCCATCTATCGTAATGCTTCAGCTAAAACAGCTGCTAATAGATTACAGATTAAGAATGGTAGATATATGTATACACCTACAAATGAGTATACACAAGAAAAGTCTAGATTTATCAGATTTAAATCCTACAAATAATGATATATATCGTTATCTTTGTGATGCTAACTGTCATTGTATGGATGTCCTATGAATTTCATAGGGCTCCATTCATTGATAAAGATGGCAACATAATTAAAAAGAAAAAGAATGATTCTTCAACTGAATCCAATGATACCTATCATGAGATATTCTGATGGAATGGAAGGTTATGCTTTCTTGGTTATAGATTATAGCCAGGAGCATAATCTTCTATTTACTTGTGCCATGGATAATGGTGAAATATGGACATTGAGTAATAAAGAAATCAGATTCTGTAAGAATATATCTTTAGATAGAAATACATAATGGGGGTGTACTGGCTTTGACAGACATGAGGCTGGTAGTATCACATGCAAGCCTTGGAACAGGTAAACAAGTTCTAAACAATAACCGTAAAGAGTCAATCTGAGCGTGTTGAAGAAGGTGCTAGCATTATTGCTATGGCTTTCGCTTCTGAGTTAGCATTAGCTGCTTAGTCAACTGGGTGGTAACAACCTGGAAACAGAAAGTTACAAGCGTTTTCTCTATTATGTCAAAATAGAGTGGTGGTAGATAGCAAACCCTGCGATCCCAACTACTGATTAGAAGTGCTTAGGACTATGTAGTAATACATTGTAATTGCTCTAAGTAAATGTACATGAACAGCTTCAGATCTAAGCATGTAAGAATGGTATTATTATCACTTGTCTGGACAGGGGTTCAACTCCCCTCACCTCCACAACATTAACAATTAAAAAACACAACATGGCAAAAAGTAAATTAAAGGTAGAAGACATGAATGCTCATTTCTTTATGAGTATACGTGGTAATCATGTAGACATTATATATCATGATGATTCAAATGGTGCAGGACTTGGTGCTGGATTAGCTAGCGTAATGGAAGAAGATAAAGAATTGCTTAAAATATTCAGTGCTGCATTACTAACAGCTCTTGAAGGAAAAGAGAAATATAGTTCTAAAAAGAGCAATAAGTTGCCTAAAACACCAACAAAAGCAGCAAAAAAGAAATAAATTTCTAATTTAGTGCATTAAATTACACATTATGAACAAATATTTTAGTTATTATGAAGGTTTGTACAAACTAACCAAGTCTAAACAGAGATATTATCTATGGGATATGATTAAATGGTGTATTAAAGAATATATTAAAACATACAAATAACCTATGAAAACAGCAATATTATTTGCAATAGCAGCAATTGTGTTATTTGCAGCTGGTTATGAAACAGCAAGTTTAAAGAGAGAAAATACTCTCCTACAAAACAGAATAGATTCAATATATGATGAACTATATATTAGTAATGTAAACCTTACTAGATATGAAATAGCATTAGAGCTATTAGAAGAACAAGACAGTATAGCTGCAGATAAATTTAAGAATATACATACTAACGAAACAGAATAATGGCAATTAAAATAGAACAACAAATTACATTCAATGATTGGGCACGCAAGTTTAATGTATCCACACTGTGGGACAATGAACGCTCTGAGAACAGAGAATTCTTAAAGAAATTAGATGAAGTGAGAGCAGTGTATCAATCTAAACGAAATAAACGAAACTAATTATGAAAAAGAAAACAATAGCTAAACCAGCTAAACAAAAACAATATGTTGTAATGTATGAAAATACAGAAGCATGGGTAGTAGGTACAAAACAAGATATCATTGATGATTTCAATGAAAATCCTGATACATATTTAGATGCTGACGGTAAACTTGAAATTTATGAATTAGGTGAGCCTATAAAATTCAGTTTTGTTACACCACAAATAAGCTTTTAATTATGAACGTACTCATCTATGATATAGAAACCATGCAGGAGCTGTTTCTAGTTTGTATATATAATCCTGAAACACAGCAATGGCATGAATTCCAGGTGAGTAAAAATACAAACCAAATTGATGCCTTTGTTAGAATGACAGAAGACTACAAAGACTTCTATTGGGTAGGTTATAACAATCTACGCTTTGACAGTCAAGTGGTTGAGTGGATCATACGCAATCATCAGAACTGGCATGAAATAGGTGCACTAGATGTATGTGCATTGATAGCTCAGAAGGCTGCAGATATAATACATGATGCAAACTATGATGTATTCCCAGAATATAGGGAAGAATGGCTAGCTAATAAGCAAATTGATTTGTTTAGGGTGAATCATTATGATAATAAGAACAGACGTGTATCATTGAAAAGATTAGAGTTTGAGATGGATCTAGAGAACATTGAAGAGATGCCCATTCATCATACAAAGACTAACATGACAGATGATGAAATAGAACTAACTATTGATTACTGTCGTAATGATATATATGCCACTTATGAATTCTATTTGGTAACAACAGGTGTCACTGAACATCCATTATATAAGGATAACAATCAGATAGAGCTCAGACAAGATATTGAAGAAGAGTTTAACATACCATGTCTTAACTATTCAGATAGTAAGATAGGTGATGAAATGATTAAGAAATATTATTGTCAAGAGAAAGGTATACAATATAGTGAACTACCAAAGAAAGGATACTTTCGTAAAGAAGTTAAAGCTAGAAACTGTATAGCTGATTATGTAACATTCCAGACACCAGAACTACAAGGATTCTTAAAGCATATAAAGAAACAAATCTTTACGCTCACTGATGATTTTAAAGAGTCATTAGTATTCTATGATAATACATATACGTTTGCTAAGGGTGGTTTACATACAGAGAACAAGCCCAAGATATTTGAAGCTGATGAAGATGTAGAAATTATTGATTGGGATGTTAGTTCATACTATCCAGCTATTATCATTAACAATGGTCGCTATCCACAGCATTTAGGTAAAGAGTTTCTTAGAGGATACAAACAGATGTTTGAGAAGAGACTAGAACTCAAGCCATTAGCTAAGAAAGATAAGAAGATAGCAGGTATTGTTGGAGCGTTGAAGTTAGCAGTTAACTCTGTGTATGGTAAAAGCTCTGACATGCAAAACTGGATCTATGATAGACAACTAACCATGTTCACCACTATTACAGGTGAGCTTAGTTTACTTATGCTAATTGAAGCCTATGAATTAAATGGTATACATGTTATATCAGCTAATACAGATGGTGTTACAGTTCAGATAAAGAAGGAACTATTGCAAAAAATGCATGAGTTAAACAAATGGTGGATGGAACTAACTACATATGAACTAGAGCGTACAGATTATGCTAAGATTATATTCTCAACAGTAAATGACTATTTAGCAATTAAAACAAATGGAGAAATTAAAAAGAAAGGCGATTTCCTCACAGATTTTGAGCTTCATAAAAATAAGTCTGGTCGTGTTATTCCTTTGGCTCTTGAACAGTATTTTGTTCACAATATACCTATTGCTGACACTATCACCAATCATAATAATATATATGATTTTGCGTTAAGGCAAAAGGCTAGCAAAGACTTTCATTATGAAGGTGTAGCTGGTGCTAAAAGAACAGTGTACAATAAGTTGATTCGTTATTATGTATCTAATACAGGAGAAAAGCTCTTAAAGATAAAGAATCCTGATTGTACAACTAATGCTGCAGATGTGTCACAAGTGGAAGCAGGTGAATGGCTAATGACAGTTTGTAATAAACTAAGCAAAGACCATTCTCTAGATAACATTAACCACGCATATTATATAGAGCGTGCTGAGCGTATTGTATATAAGATACAGCTTGAAGGTAAGAAAAGAAAAATTATTGTTAATCCAAATCAATTAAATTTATTCTAATGAAAAAAGAATTTTTACCATATCAAGAATCATTAGACCTTAAAGAACTAGGATTTAATGAGAAGTGTGCTGCACATTATTTAGGAGAAGGAGAAGAATATTTAGAGTTAAAATGGCTCATATATAGAAATGATTCTATTAATATTAATAATTGTGTACAAGCACCACTTTATCAACAAGCATTTAGATTCTTCAGAGAGAAGTATGAGTTCACTTATTCTATAGGTAAAACAAATATAGCTGTTATACACTATGGACCAACAACACAATTATTACAAAACAATGATTCATATGAAGCAGCAGAACTTGCAGCTATCAAATGGTTTATTGATGTAGCTAAACAACAATAACATGGACAACAAACATAAAGCAGCAGAACTAGTAATGGAATTCCTACCAATTATAGGACAAGATCCATATACAGGTATAGATGTAGCTAAAAAATGTGCTAAAGTAGCTGCAAAACTATTAATGAAAGCAGATCAAGAAGAAGACATCTATGACTACGATGAAATAATTAAACAAATAGATACATTCTAATGGCAAAGATAAATAGAGAAAATATAGGTAATCATCTAGTTGATTATCAATTAAACATGATTGGTAAGTCTATGCAAGAAGCATATATGACAAAAGAATGGTACAGTAAATGGACTATGACTTCACAACAACATCAGGAGTTTAAAGCATACGCTATACCATTAATGAAAAAAGTATTTAAAATAAACAAAGGAAGAGCGGAAGCAAACTTTGACTGGTTTGATTTAGAATTTGGTTTACGTATAAAAGACTAATTTATGCCTGAACAAAAATATATAGTAAGACCTGTTCAAGTGGGGCAAAGATCTTCACTTGGAAAAAGGATGATTAATTGGTGGATATTTACTATGATACCTAGAAAAAAGAAACACAGCGGTCCATTCTATTCTAGATGGGACGCACAACAACAATTAGATCAAATTTTAAACAGATAATTATGGGAGCATGTCAATTTAAAGAAAGAAGTACTGGTAAAACAGCAGAAGAAGCATATAAAAGAGTTTGTGAAATAGCTGAAGATGAATATGGTCATCAAGAAGGATATAATGGTACAATTAGTACTACTCATGGATTTAGAGATGAAACAGAAGCATATAATAAAAGTAAGTTTAATGATGTATCTACTTACATACGTGACAGATTTGATAGTCATACTATGAACAAACGTGATTGTTCAGCTATATGTGTTCTAAAACCTGTTCCTAATAAAAATAAGACTAAGTCTCAAGTGGAGCACATAGTTACACCTGGTACCAAGAAGTGGATACTTAAGTATTTTGTATATTCTGGTTATGATACTTTTATTGGTGCATATCTTACTAAAGGCGAAGCTGTTACAAAAGCTAGAGCACATACAGAAAAGACAATAGAATCTACATATATAACAATGGAGAAGGTTCTTGATAAAGCTAATAAGACAGTAGCTAAGATAACATACAAGAAATCCACTACTGAAAGAGATGGAGAGTGGATATTCTTTGGTTATGCAGCAGAATAATTAAAACTAAACATATGTCAGGAAAATATCCTTATCACAGACCAATGAGTACAAGGGACATATCCCTAAACAAACTACCTCTACCTAGTAAAAATATATTAAACACTACACTAGTTACACAAATTGAGGTTGTAGAAGATGGTGTGGTTAAGTATTATAATTGGGATAAGAATTCTAAAGTGATAGCTTTATTAGAAGATACACAAAAAACATTACGTATTTACATTAATCATAAAACCAAATAATATGCCAGATATTTCAATGTGCAAAGGTGGTAGTTGTATGCTAAGACTTACATGCCACAGATATACAGCAACAGCTGATGATTTAGGTCAATCATTTTTCTCAGACCCTCCATATAAAGTGAACATGATGCTAGATGAACACAATGCTAATTTAGGTGTTGTAACATTATCTTGTAGTTACTTTTGGAACAATGAAAAATATAAGAAAGATGAAAAAAAACCTACAAATAACTGAGGATTGGGAGCGTGAAGCTCTAAAAGATTTCATATATTTGCATGAAGAAAAACAGTTGATTTCTGATGAAATTCATAGAGAATTACATAGAAAACCAGCAATAATAACAGTTGTTGACAAACACAATATATTAGACAAACAACATGAACATCACAGTAACGCACTACCATTTTGAGGAGATTATTAAAGCTGGCTATACGCTAGATATAATCTATTTCCTTAAACTTGTGGAAGAAGGTGTTGATGTGGAACAAATGTGTTCAGATCCAAAACTACAAATGCTTTGCCAGACAGTGAGAAGAAAAGGTTTAATTAGTGAATCTTTTAAGCTCACTGTCATTGGTAAATCTGTATTAGGATTTCTAGATGAAGCTGGTACACCAGAAACAAAGTTCGTTAAGCAGAAAAAAGATGCTAATGATTTTGATGAGTGGTGGAAAGCTTATCCAGGTACAGACACATTCACACACAAAAAACAACCTTTCACAGGTACAAGAAGCATGCGTGTAAAGAAAGATGACTGTAAAGTCAAGCTTTACGCTATTCTAGCTGAAGGTGAATATACTATCAAGGAAATGATAGCAGCATTAGAATATGAAGTGCTTCAGAAGAAAGAGAATTCTGTAAAAACAAAGACCAATAGGTTAACGTTTATGCAGAATAGTCTCACGTATTTAAATCAAAGAACATTTGAGCCCTTCATTGAATTAATTAGAGAAGGTAAAACCGTGGTTGAAGAACCAATAGTAAGAGGAGGAACAGATATATGAAAAATGAAATTTTGGTATGTGAAAAATGTGGATCAGCAGATTCTATCCAATTAAAAGTTTGGCAATATGTAAACTCTGGTGAGTTTGCAAGTGACTGTAGTGATGATAGTGGAGATAGATGGTGTGAAGACTGCGAAGAACACGTTGATTTCACAACACAAGAAGAATTTGAAAAAAGTAAAATATGAGTAGTTTTGACGATTTAAAGAAAGCAGTTCAAGACGGTATGGACGGTAGGAACAATGGTATTCCTATGGGCTTTAACAGATTGAACAGATATATAGGCATTAGAAAGTCTATGTATACTCTTGTGGGCGGACTAACTGGTTCTGGTAAAACATCATTCATTGATGATGCATATGTACTTAATCCATTTGATTGGTACATAAGCAAAGAGAACAAGACAAACATTAAACTGAAGATTATATACAGATCCATGGAGCGTAGTAGAACATACAAGTTTGCTAAATGGGTATCTCGTAAAATATTCTTAGACCAAGGGATAATCATTCCTGTTAATAAAATGCTTGGTTGGACTGATAAGATGACTCATGACGAACATGATCTATTTCTAATGTATGAAGATTACATGGGAGAGATGAATGAAGTGATGACAATCATTGATGGTCCAGAGAACGCTATAGGTATTGCTAAGCATCTAAAAGAACATGCATTAGCTAATGGTACAATAGAAGAAATAGATAAATATAACAAGAAATACGTTCCTAATGATGAGAATGCAGTTACACTTGTTATTGTTGATCATATTGGTCTATTGAAGATTACTAAGGACCAGCCTACAAAAAAGCAAGCTATTGACAAGATGTCTGATGAGCTAAGATATTCTAGAGATATGTATGGATTTAGTCCAGTGGTTGTTAGTCAGTTTAACCGTGACATCTCTAATCAAATGAGACTAAAGAATGGTGACGTTGAGCCAAGACTAGAAGATTTCAAAGAATCAAGTTCTACACAGGATGATGCTGATGTTGTATTAGCATTGTTTGATCCTATGAGATATAAGGTGGCAGACCCATCTGGTTACGATCTTAACAGACTAACAGATGATTTTGGTGCTAAGTATTTTAGATCACTAAGACTAATTAAGAATAGTTATGGTGAGGATGATGTAAGAATAGGCTTAGGATTCCTAGGTCAAATTGGTATGTTCAAAGAGCTACCAAGACAAAGAGACATGACTGAAGATGACTATAGTTCTGTATTAAATAAAACGTATTTCCTAAACAAATAAAACATGAGAATAACAAGCAAAGTGTACAACACTTTACCAAGCAAAGATAGCCATTGGTGGCAGGTAGTCCTGATACCAACTGTAGCTATTATGAACAACATACAGGAGTTTGATCCGTATGTAGCAATTAATATAGAATGGTTATTTTGGTCACATACAATAATTATAAACCATGGCAACCCTCCAGAAGAACCAGAAGCCTACTTTAAGGGATAATAGACAGCAAGAATTTGCTAATATATTCTTAGAGCACGGTAAGTTTGGTATTCTTAATCTATGTCCTAGATTTGGTAAGATTTATACTACCATTAACATACTAGAGAAACTAGATAAGGATATCAATATACTAATAGCCTATCCTGATTTAAAGATTAAAACATCTTGGGAAGAGGATTTCAACGCTAGAAAGTATAATAATCCTAATATAACGTATACCACTCATTTATCCATTAAAAAGCACACAGAAGCTGTTTATGACTTAGTTGTACTTGATGAGATACATTTACTCTCAGAAGCACAAATAGAGGCTGTAAAGGAGCTAAAATGCATAAATGTACTTGGTTTAACTGGTACGCTATCTAGCTATACAGAGAAAACGCTTAGAGAAGAGCTTGGACTGAATGTATTGGCAGAATATCCAATAGAACAAGCTATTGAAGAAGGTGTTATTGTAGACTATGAAATAACAGTGGTAACCACTCCTTTAGATGATGTAATTAAATACAACTATAAGGGTAAGTGGAAAACTGAGAAGAAACAGTTTGATGCATATGGATGGGTAATAGATCAAATGGAAAGACAAGGTAAGGCAACTATGTTCTTACGTCTAGCCAGAATGAGAATTGTACAGAACAGTGTAGCAAAGCTTTGTTTAACTCAAAAACTGTTAGAAAAGCACAGAGATGAACGTGTATTGGTATTCTGTGGTGTCACTAGTATTGCTGATAGTTTAGGCATTCCTGTGTATCATTCTAAAGCAGGAGATAAAGAAGTGTTTGAAGACTTTGCTAATGGTGAGGGTAATCACCTTGCTGTTGTAAAGATTGGAAACACTGGTGTTACGTATAAACCACTTAACCGTGTGATTATCAATTACTTTGATAGCAATGGTGAAAATCTAGCACAAAAGATTAATAGATGCATGGCTATGGAGTATAATACACCAGACAAAAAAGCACACATATACATAGTGTGTTCCACGGAAGAAGTGGAAAAGAAATGGCTCAATAAAGCGTTAGAGTTCTTTGACAAAAACAAAATAAAATACATATGAAAATAGAATTAATTGAAGAGACTTCCATAGGAAGTGGTACTATGTTTTTAGTAAAAATTGATGGTGCCAATATTAAATGGTTTGCACAAAAAACTTCTGCAGAAGCCTTTTATTTAGAGGTTATAGCTAATCCAGAAATATTAAAACCTAAAATAAATATTTTGAAAACTGATGAAATTAATGTATCTTTGGACGAACAAAACAGTTAAAATATGTCAAGCAAATTAATTGGTATCGTGGGTGCCACTGGTACAGGAAAATCCACATCAATCAAACATTTAGATCCAAAGGAAACTTACATCATCAACGTTGCTAAAAAGGAATTACCTTTTAAGGGAGCAGAGAAGTTGTACAATTTGGAGAGCAAGAACTACAAAGAGGTAGATGATGCAATTGAAATCACAAAGTTATTACGAGTGATTTCAGAAAAAGCTCCTCACATCAAGAACATCATTATTGAAGACTCTAATTACATTATGGGATTCAATATTGTATCTAAAGCTACAGAGGTTGGTTTTACCAAATTCACTCTAATGGCTAGAGATATGGTGGAACTATTCAGAGAAGCAAGACGCTTACGTGATGATATCAAAGTGTTCTATTTTACACACCCTGAAACTATTGAAGATGGTGGTGAGATTATAGGATATAAGATTAAAACAGCAGGTAAGTTAATTGATAATCAGATTGTTCTTGAAGGTTTGTTAACTGTGTGCTTATACACACATGTTGAAGACAACAAAGATGGCTCAGCTAATTATAATTTCTTAACTAATCGTTTTAGAAAGTATCCAGCTAAGAGTCCAGACGGTATGTTTACAGAAGTAAAGATTCCAAACAATTTACAATCAGTTGTAAATGCAATAGACGAGTATTATAATTAATCATAAACAAAAACAGAGAAAACAATGAGTAACATTGGAGGCAAAAAAAGAGAATCGCAACAGTTTGACAACAAAGAGTTTGCGAAGAAAGTAGGTTTATTTGAAGCTGAAGTAGTGACAATTAACCCAACTACAGAAGAGTACAAGGACATTCTAGGAATGGAATTGAAAGAAGACAGTAAAGCAACTGAGTATCTAAGCAAGAACAATGATGGTAACACCATTTTGCGTGTAGATGTTTGGTTGGAAGAAGTTAAGAACAAAGACAAGTTCAAGGTGACTTTCTTCTTGGAAAACAAAGAGAAAGAAAACAAAGATGCTACTAAGAAGCAGTATATCAATGCTGTAGGTATGTGTTCTTGGGCTGATGATGTAAACAATTTACCAACATGGTTCTCAGGTAGAGAATATCGTGTAGCTTATGTAGGTGAAGAAGATTTATACAACTTCTTACGTACTTGGATGGGTAATCTTGACTTACGTGATGCTGAATCTACATTACAGATTGAGTGGTCTAAGTTAATGAAAGGTAATGTTAAAGACTTAAAGAGTCAAGTGGGTGGTGAATATGCTACAAATGTAATTGCATTAGCAGCTATCAAAACTGTAGAGAAAGAAGATGGTCCTAAGGAGTATCAAACTATCTACAACAAAGCATTCTTACCTGCATATGCCTTAAAGAACTTCAGATTACTTGATTATAGTGCATCTGATAACTTGAAAGCAATACGTGCCAAGAAATCTAAAGATTTGAAACCTCATGAGCGTTTTGTAATTAACGTTACAGGCGAGTATGGTTGTAAAGACTTTTATACACTAAAAGACTTGAGAGACTATAACTCTGATGATAATCTGGTAGCATCTGACAAGGTGATTGCTGAAGATGATGGTGATTATTAAAATATAAATCCTCAACAAAAGCCTCACAGAAATGTGGGGCTTTTTTATTAAACATGTATCATGATTAAAGGAGTGAAGAAGACAAAATTGTCTATAGAAGCGGTGCTCAGCAAGATATCTGAATATGATATATTTAGATTCTATATGCCAGATCATGATTGGAAACTTAATAGGGTTACATATTCTCCATTTAGGAAAGAGAATAATCCATCATTTGTTATTGGTAACAAACTTGGTTATATATCATTTATAGACTTTGCTGATACAAGTTTGAGAGGTGACTGTTTTAACTTTGTACAAAAGCTGTTCATGCTACCAAATATGATAGACACACTAAAGCTTATAGATAAAGACTTTGGGTTAGGTATCAGTAATGGTAAATCAACAGAAGAGTATAAAAAGATAGTCTCTGAATACAAACAGCCTCAGATTGAGAAGAGATACTCTATCATCCAGGTGAGTACCAGAAAGTTCACTAGTAGAGAACTTAAGTATTGGAATCAATATCACATAGATCTTCAAGACCTTAGAGATAATAATGTATATGCTATAAAGAATGTATTTCTTAATAAGAGCAAGTTTGCACTTAAAGATGAAGAAATGACATTTGGTTATCTATATGAAGGACAATATTGGAAGATATATAGGCCATTTGAAGACAAGAAACACAAATGGATTCCTAATAATGTTCCAATCACCGTAATGGACGGTAAAGAAGATATAGTTAACTGCAGCGTAGCATTTATCAATAAGAGTAAGAAAGACTATATGGTGATGAAGAAGATATTCCCATGTAGCTGTGCTGTACAGAATGAGGGCATAGGTTGTTTCTCAGAAGACAATGTAGAATACCTAAAAGCCAATTCTGATAGCCAGATATTAAGTTTTGACAGTGATGTCACAGGTGTAACTAACTCACAACAAATTACTAAATTGTTTGATTTTGGTTATGCTAACGTCCCACGTAAGTATTTAGCTGAAGGGATTAAAGATTGGGCAGATCTTGCAAAAGTCCACGGATTAGAAACAATAGAAAAGTATTTAATTAACAAAAACATTTTATGACGATACAAAACTTAAAAGAAATCATTCAAAATAATGTAGAATGGTTAGAAACCTCTGAAGGAGATGAAGTAGAATGTATAGGAATAGAAAACCTAGAAGGTATATTATCAAAATATTTTAACACAGAAATTAAATTAACACAAGATGGAAATTTATAACACAACAAAAGAGTTAATTCTCAACACACCAGTTCCTGCACAGACAAGAACATATAAGCCTGTTTCACATGGTCAATTAATAGACCTTACATTAGATGGTATTAGCAAAGCTGGTTTCATTTTAGACAAGCAAACATACTCAGCAGCTGCTAATGGTCAGATTGCTAATGGTAGATTCTCTATCAGTAATGTTGCAGATAGTGAGATGCAATTACAAGTTGGTTGGCAGAATAGCTACAACAAGCAACTTACATTAAAGTTTGCTATTGGTACACGTATATTAATTTGTTCTAATGGTTGTGTGTCTGGTGACTACGGTGCATTCAAGAAGAAGCATGTTGGTGAGATTCAATCTTTCACACCACAGGCTATTGGAGATTATATCAAGACAGCTGCAGACTCATTCAAGTTGATGCAAACTCAAAGAGAGAATATGAAGCAGATTGAAATCACTAGACGTATAAAAGCTGAGTTGATTGGTAGAATGATGATTGAAGAACAGTTCATCCAGTCTACACAGATGAACATTATTAGCAGAGAGATGACGAATCCTACACATGATTATGGTGCACCTGATAGCTTATGGGAGTTGTATAACTATACCACCTTTGCTATGAAAGAAGTACATCCTAGTCTTTGGATGGAGAATCATATCCAAGCACATAAGTTCTTTAATGATTATGCATATGATGCTACACCAATGGATTATGAGCAAGGAGAAATAATGCTTAATCAATTATCAATATTTTAATATGAATTGGGAAAAATTTAAAGATCAGTTTCATGAGAGTTGGCACTTAAAGATGAGACCATTTATTGAGAGCGAAGCTTGTGATGAAATCTATAAATTTCTTAAGTCAGAGAGTCAGAGGGGCAAGAAGATTGCTCCTCTGTCTTCTAATGTCTATAGATGTTTTATGGAGACCCCACTAGATGAGCTTAAGATTGTAATGATGGGTATGGCTCCATATCACACACTTAAACAAGGAAGTCCTGTAGCAGATGGTTTATTGATGGGCTGTTCCACCACTGGTGTATTACAGCCTTCATTAGAACAGTTCTATGGAGCAATTGAAAGAGAAGTGTATAATGGACTATGTGCTTATTGTGACAAGACTAATCCAGATGTAAGCTATCTAGCTCATCAGGGTGTATTAATGTTTAATGCATCTCTCACCACTGAGATTAACAAAGCAGGTAGTCATATCAAACTGTGGGAACCGTTCACAAAGTATGTCATAGAGGAGATTTTAAATCCTCAACAAGTTCCTTATATATTCTTAGGCAAAGATGCTGCACAGTATGCTAGGTATGCAAATCCATTTGTATGGAGTTTCACAACTACACATCCTGCATCAGCTAGCTATAGGAATACAGAATGGGAATCTGGAGATGTATTCAGAATGGTTAACAAGGTGATAAAAGACAATAATAATTTTCAAATTGAATGGTTAGACGGTACACCATTTTAAACAAAAACAATTATGTATAAAGTAAAAGTTGGTGGAGATATCCACAAAGGTGATTTAGTTGCCATATCTAATGGTAATGATTTTAGTCTTGGTATTTATTATGGTCAAGGTAGAGGTGGTACATTTCAGTATTTTACACCATCAGGAGTTGTAAGCTCTAAAATTTGGTGGGAAAAAGCAAACAAAGACTCAGCATATGCTGATCATAATAAACCTTGGAAACTTACCAGAATCTGGAAGAGTTATGTAAATACACCAAGAGACACAAGAATTCTCAAATTAAATAGAGATAATATTACAGAACAACAAGACATAGAAAACATTATTGAAGCAAAAGAAATCCTTAAAGAATTTAACATAGAAGTAAACTTTTAATTATGATCTTAGAAAAACAAACAGAAGCACACATCCTCCAAGAAGGAGAATCACAGGAAACTGTGAAAATGTCATTAGACTTAGATTCTGCACAAGTATTGATGCAGATGTTAAGTAAGAATCTATATTCAGATTCAATAGGCTCTACTATCAGAGAATGTGCATCCAATGCACTAGATAGTCACAGAAGAGCTGGGAGTGACAGACCTATTATTGTCTCATTTAAGAGAAACAATCAGGCAGATACATATGAATTTGCTGTTGAAGATTTTGGTATTGGTTTAGATGCAGATGATGTAGTTAACATTATCAGCAAATATGGTAAATCAACCAAGCGTAACAGCAATACAGAGTTAGGTATGATGGGCTTAGGTTTCAAAGCCCCACTAGCTTACAGTTCTAGCTTCTATTTTGTAGCTAGAAAAGATGGTATGGAACGCAAGTACATGATGTACGAAGGAGAAGAAACAAATAGTATTGATCTTCTGTATGAAAAAGCTACAGAAGAACCAAATGGTGTAAAGGTGATTGTACCTGTGAACTATTATGATAGACACAGTTTCACTAGTAAGATTAGAGAGCAATTAGCTTATTTTGAGAATGTGTATTTTGATGTAGATAATAGTATTAGTTATGCTGTTACTAATGATTTTACAATTCACAGAGCTGAACATTTCCAATTCTCTAGTATAGCTACTAACAATTACATGCATTTATGTTTGGACAATGTTAGTTATCCAATTGACTGGGAGAAGCTTGGTATTGAAAGGATTAATATCAAGATAGCTTTACGTTTTAGTCTTAGTGATGGATTGTTCCCTACACCAAATAGAGAAGCTATCAGATATACACAGGAAGCTAAGCAAGTTATTCTTAATAAGCTAGCTCAGGTGGCAGATGTATTCATGGAGAAGTTCAATGAATCAATTTCTGATAAAGCTAATATTGATTCTATCATGAGCTTTTATGGAGAAAGACGTAAATACTTACCAAGCTTTTATAGAAAAGAAGAAGATAGAATTGAGATTGATGAACTTCTTAAGTATGCAACTATTCCTTTGAAACAACCTAAACTTGAAGGTGTAGATTTGTTAGATCTTAAGAGAATGGCTGAGCAGAACAAGGAGTATATGTTAGCTGAGTATCAAATAAAGTTTAGATACCAAGGAAACAGATTCAATAATGCAAAGAATTATTGGGGTGGTAACCTAAGAATTCAAGACATTAGTTCTTACAATGCTGGTAACATTTATCTATTCTCTGACAGACTTGCTAAGAATAAGCAAGATTACATGAGAAGCTTACTTGGTGATAGCAGCAAATGTCACTTGTTTGTAAAGAAAGAAAAGCCTTTTCAATTAATGAAGGGTGAATCTATTGATTACAATAAGTATTATCATTCTATTTTAGGTCTTAAGAACTATCCAAAGAGTCAATGGAGACAACTCATCACAGAATTCCAGTATGTAATTAGTTTATATTCTAAAGATTTCATTGATGTAGATGCTATTGATATTCCACAAACATGGATAGATACTCAGAAAGCTAAGAGAATGAAGGTGTTATCTAATCCTGTAACAGTGAATGGTGTTAAGAAGGTTAGAATGAAAGGTGAATTCTCTGGTAAGGTTGCTACCAAAACAGAGATTACATATTCTGATAGACATTCTAAGTTTGTTCCTACAACATTTAAGTTAGAAGATGTTCATAAAGTTAATAAACTGCATGTGTATGCTAAAGAAGAGCAAAGAGAGAAGTTAGATAAGCTCTGGTCTTTATTTAACGATCATGCAAACTTTGTTATTGTTGCTCAAGCTACAATAGATAATTTACAGAAAGCAGATTTACATAACTGGATAACATTAGAAAAATTTATGGAAGGAAAAAACAGACCATTTAGAACAATGGCTACACAGTTTCTTGTTGAGAGAATGACAAACAAGTATACTAACACTTTTAAAAGAACTGAGGTTGTTAAGCAAATCTCTACAGATCTTTATGATAAGTTAGAAGTGATAAGACAGTACGATAACAAGTATTCTAAAAACTATTGTGACAATAAGACTAAAGATATAGTGTTAGAGCTAGCTTTAGAACAAAACTTATTTGACCAGGAAATACTAGTTGTGTACAAGCAGGTAGAAGAAGTATTTAACAAACTTACATTCTTAAATCCACTAATGGGACAAATTAATTCTTATTATGGTGGAGTTGATAAAGATTTATTAAAAGCTTATGTTGATCTATTTAAATATAATAAACACAAGGTGAACCTTGAGCACTACACTATAAAGCTCAATGAAGATGCATCCTTGGAAGAAGTATTAACAGAAGACACAATTGAAGAATTACAAACAATTTAAAAAACAAAAACATGCTAAGTTTAAAATGGTTTAAAAGTGCTATTGAACGCACAATTGAAAAAGTAGTAGAAAACAAAATTGAACAAGCGTTCAATGAATTGGATAAAGAAGAAGGGGCTCAGGCTCCTTCTTTTAATTCTGCTTTCAATCCCAATGCTAATTGGAATTCAAGCAGTACATGGACAGGGCCAACTAGTTACACAAAGCCCTATATAAACATCAAAATGGTTAATGATACATTGACTATTGTATTGAATGATGGCAATATCATTACCAAAACTCCAGCTACAGCAGATGATTTTACTGCAGCTAAGCTATGTAAATCAGAAGCATGTTTACTAGATCTTGTTAGTACACAAGAGGTTAAAGACCAAAGAAGACAAGCTGAAGCTGAGTATGAGAAAGCTAAAGCTGTTCAGAAAGGTGCTGAGTTCCTAGCTAAGTTTGATGATTTTGAGATGAAACACGGTAGTTTATATCTTAAGGGTATCAACAGAAGTATCCCACCTTTGATGGTGGAAGAGTTCTTAGAAATCATTGGTAGTTATTCTTATAATGGAATGGCTGATATAGATGAAATGAATGCTCTTGTAATAGAAGATGAAGAGTATCAAGCACTTAAGCGTTTCTTCATGTGGTGTTGCTTGAATCCAAGAGCTGAAGTGGCAGATAAGTTATATGGCTTCTTGAAGAAGAATAGCTTCAGCATCACTAAACAAGGATTCTTTGTAGCATTACGTAATGTTGTTACACTTCATGGTTCTACTGAGCTTGTGCACTTTGTAAGTAATGCTTATAATAAGGTGAAAGCTGTATGGAAGAAGAAACCAGATGATTATACTATCTTCTTAAAAGATGGTGAATATAAAATGGTTCATGAAGATGCTATGTATAAAAAAGAAACATGTACATGTTCTTATTGTGATGGTACAGGAACTATTCCTGAGTGTGATGAATGGGAAGATAGTGAAGAGTGTCCAGAGTGTAATGGTACAGGCGAATATGAAGATCTTGTTCTTGCAATTGAAGGTGAAAACCTTGGTAACTTAACTGAGCTATATCTTGATTTGCCTAATAGAGCAGAGAATAGATTCACAGATGCTCATACAAGAACATTTGACATCAGAATTGGTAGACCAGTAAGTATGCCTATGGAAAAGTGCAGATGGAATACTGATGACTGTGGTGCTGAAGGTTTACACTTTACATCTGATGAGATTCATTATGTAGGTTGTGGTGACACATCTGTACTTGTACTTATCAATCCAATGAAGGTTGTAGGTATTGGTGAGAGTAAGGGTAGATGCTATGAGTATTTACCAATTATGACTGTGCCACGTGAAGAAGCAACAGAAATCTTACATGATTTAGATTTTGATACATTACAGTTAGATGAGTCTTATGCGATTCGCGAATTGCAAAACTTGGCTGAGAAAGCTAAAGAAGGATTCACTGCAGAAGCTAAGAAGTATGATTTCAACTTACCTGCTCTATCTGCTGTAGAAGTGTATACAATTGTTAGGAGTCTTGATGAAATTAAAGAAGAAATTTCAGGAAGAATCGTTACAATTGATTAAATTTGTAGTCCCAGGGAGAAATCCCTGGGCTATTAAATATAATATATGATAAAGAAAAAAGCAAACAAAAGAAAGCCTGCTGCTCCTAGAAAACCAAGAGTTCCTAAAACTAGGAATGCTGGTACTATGACAGAGTCAGGGTTCTGGAGTTTCATTAGAAGTGGATTGAGACAGAAATCTAGATGGTGGAAACCTATTAGTGAATGTAAATTAAAAGCTCGTAGAGCTTACAAAGGTCCTAGTAAAAGACAAAAGTTTGAATACAAATGTGCTTGTTGTGGAGATTGGTTCCCAGAGAAACTGGTAAATGTAGATCATATCACCCCTGCAGGTTCATTAAACTGTGCTCAAGACTTACCAGGATTTGTAGAAAGATTGTTCTGTGAACAAGAAAACTTACAAGTGCTATGTGAAGCATGCCATAACATTAAAACAAAAAAAGATAAAGATGAAAGAGATTAAAGTAAAATCAGACTTTGGAGGAAGAGTTCACCTACGTGACTTTGAAGTACAGAAGTCTATTGATGATAACGAATCAGTCAAAATTAAATATGGAATTGACTTTATGGTGTTGACACCAGATGAGTTAGTTAGTAAACGTACTTATACATCAAAAGATAAGTATAAAAGTAAAATAGGGGGGCCAGATTATTTCTTATATGGATATAAGTGGGAACCTGAAGAAATAGATTATTAATATGGAAAATGCAATAACTGTAAGCATCAACAAAAAACCTTCTTTCACTGAAATATGGCATGAAGGATCTGTTGAATTTAATGACAAAACATACATGTTCTGGCTTATCAATCCAAGAGGGTTTGATGAAAATGGACGTGAGTATGAAATGGAAGTGAGATGGTGGTTTAAACAAGTACCCATGGAGATTAGAAGAATGAGTGAAACAATTATTAATGATTTTAAACAAAACAAACATGATTAGCGGACAAACAAAAACAGAAGCTCAGTACAGAGCAGTTAAGATGGACAGTAGTTCAAGCTTAAAAGAATTCTCAACAAATCGTAAGAAGTATCACAAAAAGTACATTCTTAATGAACACGTTGAAGATGAAGACAGTAAAGCTGCCGTTACAGGTAGAGTGGTTGAAACATTGTTGTTAGAACCAGAAGAGTTTGACAACCGTTTCCACATGTCAGTTGTTAGCAGTGCACCAACAGCAATGATGTTAGATTTCGTAGAAGCATTGTGTAAGCATACACTTGCAGCTACAAATGAAGACGGTGTAGTAACTAGAGCGTTTGAAGAATTAACTAGAGATGCACATGTTGATTCAGGATTCAAGATCAAATTAGATGCTGTACTTGGTAAGTTCTTAGGAACTGATGCTGAGGTGTATTTCAAAGAGATGGTTGAAGTGAGACGTAGAGGATTAACTGTTGTTACAATGCAGGAAGTAGATAATGCTACTAAGATTGTAGAAGAGTTAAAGACTAATGATTTCATAGCATCTATTGTAAACTTAGTTAATAGTGCTAGATATTCTGTATATAACCAATTACAAGTTGAGGGATATGAAGTGTTTGGTCATTTCTTTAAGTCTATGATGGACAAAATGATTGTAGATCATGAAGCAAAGACAGTTCAGGTGTATGATTTGAAATGTACTTGGTCTGTAGAGAACTTCTATGATGAGTATTACTTGTACAGAAGAGCCTACCTCCAAGGATTTCTATATCATAAAGCTGCAGAGTTTTGGGCTAGTGAAATGGGCTATGGAGATTACAAAATACTTTATCCTAAGTTTATTGTTTGTGACAGTACAAATTATAGCTCTCCATTAATTTATAAAATGTCTGATATAAATATGGTGGATGCTCGTGCTGGATTTGAGCACAAAGGAAGAGAGTATCCAGGTGTTGCTTCTTTAATAGAAGACCTTCAATGGGCTATTGAGAATGATAAATGGAATATTTCTAGAGAAAACTATTTAAATAATGGTGTAGTAAAATTAGGTTAATGAAATTTGATAAAACTGTTACAACAATATTTATTGTTCCTACATTAAGTATTAGTAGAGATAAATTGCGAGATAATATATTTATCAATGGTTATATCAAAGATGGTAGAAGAGATGTACAGTATGAAAATGCTGTATATCTCCTCTTTAAACCTGAAAACATTGATAAATTTAAAGAATTTTTAGATGAAGAATATGAGCGTACCAAATCTATTATAGATGATTATGACTATGAAGATGGTTATGTGGTAGTAGTTTATGTACTTAATGAAAGATTAAAGTCTGACTTTGAGTTAATTAAACAAGGTAAATATTCTAAAACATCTGTTAAATTCCAGGGTATATTCCCAAAATCATTTACAAGTCCAGATGAAAACTATTCTACTAAAATAAGTCTTCAATTCCGTATCTTTAATAAAACTCAAGATTTAAAGAAATTTTGGGAAGAAAAGCTTGATATGGAACTAGATGATGATATGGAAGTTTGGGATGGATTCTTTGAAGAAAACGAAACTCTTAATTTAGATAAATTTAAAGAAAATGTATAATCATGAAGTATTAGAAGAGCTTGTTAACCAGTTTGGTGAAGAAGCTACTGTCCTCTTCTGTAAAATGGAGAGTGTAAAGAATGGTATGCTTTTTGATAGTGTAGAAGAAAACAAACAACACTATCCAGAACCAAACGAATGGTCTTATGAAAGAGACTGGTGGAAAGAAAATGGTAAGAAATTAGAATCACGTAACTTAAAAACAAATTATGAATAGTCAAGAATTATTAGAAAATTATGGCAAAGCAGCCAGTGTCGTTAAAGATTTTTATTTAGGTAAATTCCTAGATTCTATAGAAGATTCAGAAAACCTTCCAGAAAACTTTAAAGATTTTGCTAAAGAGCAGGGTATAGACAATGATACCGTGGCTAAAATGATAGATGCAATGCCTAGAGCATTGTTTGATGCATTTGATGCTCATGAGATTTATATTCAAATCACTGTAGATCTTGAGAATAATTGTTTCAGATATTCATTTGATGGAGGACAAGTAGAAAGTAATGACTTTCTTACAAGAATAGCAGCAGAAACTAGAGCAATTGAAGCAGCATTTGAAATCTTAAATGAGAAGTTATGAGTGATCAAATAGTATTGGAAGTGATTGAGAAGTATGCTCAGCGTAGTGGAATAGGACAAACCAAATACGGTACCACTCTAGAAGCTAACAATAAGGATAACTATCTCAAGCATCTCCAGGAAGAATTGATGGACGCAACACTGTATTTGCAGAAGATTATGGACCAAAATAAGGAAATAACTAAGTTGGTTAAGAATCATTCAAATGATGCAGAATTAGGACATAAAATAAGAGAATTGATTAGATAGAATTTTCTAATTTTCTTGGTTTATAAAAATGAGGGTTGTACATTTGCAACCCTCATTTTTTTACATATATTAAAACAAACAAACATGGATTTAGGATTAGATGCCTTAGGAAAGATTACTGTGTTTAGCAAGTACGCTAAGCACAATCCCCAGCTACAAAGAAGAGAAACTTGGGATGAAATAGTGGATAGATATCAAGTAATGATGATCAAGAAGTATCCTAAATTAGAATTAGCAATTGTAGAAAGTGCTAAGTTTATCAGAGAAAAGAAGATTTTGCCATCTATGAGAGCTTTGCAGTTTGCAGGTCCAGCAATGGAAGTGAACAACGCAAGAGGTTACAACTGTGCTTACTTACCTGTAGATAGCTTATATAGTTTCAGTGAGACTATGTTTTTATTACTAGGAGGTTCAGGTGTAGGTTTTTCTGTACAAAAGCATCATGTAGAGCAGTTACCAGCTATTAAGAAACAAGAAACTTACAAGCATCGTAACTATCTTATAGAAGATTCTATTATGGGCTGGGCTGACTCAGTAAAGATGTTAATGAAGTTTTACTTTGAAGGTGGTCAAAAGCCTAAGTTTGACTTTAGAGCTATTAGACATAAAGGAGCTAGACTAGTAACAGCTGGTGGTAAAGCCCCAGGTCCAGAACCATTAAAGATTGCATTAGCTCATATTGATGCTATCATGGAAAGAAAAGAAGATGGTAGTAAACTATCTCCTTTAGAAGCTCATGATATTATGTGTCATATTGCTAACTCAGTGCTAGCAGGTGGTATTAGAAGAAGTGCTATGATTAGTCTATTCAGCCATGATGATGAGGAAATGATTACATGTAAGTATGGCAACTGGTGGGAACTAAACGAACAACGTGGTAGAAGTAATAACTCTGCAGTGTTAAAGAGAGGTGAAGTAGATGAAGCTGAATTTATGGCTTTATGGAAAAGAATTGAAGCATCAGGAAGTGGTGAACCAGGTATCTATTGGTCTAACGACCTAGATTGGGGAACTAATCCTTGTTGTGAGATTGGATTACGTCCTTTCCAGTTCTGTAATCTATGTGAAGTGAATGTAAGCGATGTTGAGAATCAAGAAGATCTTAACAACCGTGTAGCAGTAGCTGCATTCTTTGGTACATTACAAGCAGGGTTTTATGACTTTCATTACCTACGTCCTATTTGGTCTAAAACAACCCAAAAAGACGCTTTATTAGGAATTGGTATGACAGGTATAGGAAGTGGAGAAATCCTTAAATATGACCTAGAACTAGTAGCTAATACAGCTAAGACAGTAAATAGAGATATCTCTGGATTTATTGGCACCAACGAAGCAGCTCGTATTACATGTATTAAACCTTCAGGAACAACTAGTTTGGTCTTAGGTACAGCTAGTGGTATTCATGCTTGGCATGCTCCATACTACTTACGTACAATGAGATTTAACAAGAATGAAGCTATTGCATTATACTTAATGATTAACCATCCTGAATTGTGCGAAGATGATGTGTTACGTCCTACAGATACAGTTTGTGTACGTATTCCTGTTAAAGCACCAGAAGGATCTATTTTCCGTACAGAGTCTCCAATAGATACATTAGAGCGTGTTAAGAAGTTCTCTACAGAATGGGTTAAACCAGGTCATATCAATGGGGCTAATACACACAATGTAAGTGCTACTGTTTCTATTGCTGATGAGTGGAAAGAAGTGGGTGCCTGGATGTGGGATAACAGAGAGACGTATAATGGCTTGTCTGTACTACCATTCTTTGGTGGCTCATATCAACAAGCTCCATTTGAAGATATCACAGAAGAAGAATACAACAAACGTATTGCTTCTGTACAAGAAATAGATTTAACAAAGGTGATAGAGATGGATGACAACGTTGATTTTGGTCAAGTTGCAGCCTGTGCAGGAGGTGCTTGTGAAATCGCCTAATCTGTATTATCTGGACAAAGACAAGGTGGTCTTTACAGAAGAATACTTGAAAGAAAGGGGATTTTGCTGTGGTAACAACTGTAGGCATTGTCCATACACTAAACCTGTTAAAAAAGGTAACAAAAAGTTAGAAAAAGAAAATAAATGATAATATTACGTAAGTGTGCATAAATATGCGTAATATTGCGTAACTGTTTTTGTTTAATGTGTGTCTTATATAACCCCTGCCATTTTTATGGTGGGGGTTTTTTGTTCCAATTATCCAAAAAAGTTATGGAAATATCATACAATTTCAGTAAATTTGCTCTCAAACAAAAACAGTTAAATAATGGCTAAAGCAGCAAAAACAGTAGACAGCGGTGTCTCTAAATTCCAAGAAGCTCTTGATAAATTAAACAAGACTTATGGTGTAGGTACAGTACTTACACTTGATTCAAAAGACAGTGGTGACTATGATGTCATCTCAACAGGTTCTATTGGATTTGATTACATTACATTAGGTGTTGGTGGATTTGTTAAAGGTAAAATGTATGAACTAATGGGCTGGGAAGGTACAGGTAAGTCTACTATTTGTGGACACGTTGTAGCTGAAGCTCAGAAGAAAGGTAACAAGGTGGTTTATATTGATGGCGAACATGCTGTTGATAAGAATTACTTTGAAGCTATTGGTGTTAACACTAGTGAGTTATTGATTGCTCAACCATCATGTGGTGAGGAAGGTTTTAACATTGCTATGGAAATGATTAACACTGGTGAGGTAGGTCTCATCATTATTGACTCAGATTCATCATTGATTCCTAAGAAACAATTAGATGGTGAGGTGGGTGATAGTACTATTGGTTATAAATCTAGACTAAATAGTAATGCCTATCCAAAACTTAAATCTGCTCTATCAGAACATAATGTATGTCTCATTGTCATCTCTCAATATAGAGAGAAGATTGGTGTGATGTTTGGTAATCCAACAACTACACAAGGTGGACATGCTCTTAAGTTTTACACAGATTGTAGAATTGAGGTGAGCAAAAGCTTAGCCAAAGATGGTGATGTAAACTATGGTAATATTACCAAGGTGAAAGCTATTAAGAATAAGATGTGTCCTCCATATAAACTAGCTCAATTTGAGATTGTATATGGTTTAGGTATTGATAAGCTTGATGAAATCATGACTCTTATCAATGATTTTGGTATTGGTAGAAAGTATGGTAAAACAATGACTATTGGTGAACATAAGTATGATCTTGAACAATTTAAGAGTATGCTTACTGATAATCAAGAATTCTATGATGAAATCAAAAAAGAAATTATAACTAAAATTAATCAAACAGAAACTAAAACAGAAGAAGATGATACAAGTGAAATTTAAGAAAGTCAGCGATGACGTAAAAATGCCTGTAAAAGGCTCTAAGTATGCAGCATGTTTTGATGTATATGCACATGATATTACATCTAATGCTACTAACAAGATTATAGTGGGTTTAGGTTTTAAAACAGAAATTCCTGTAGGATATAAAGGAATTATTGTACCTAGAAGTAATCTAACTAAATATGATTGGGTTTTAAACAATTCTTTTGGTATAATTGATGCAGACTACCGTGGTGAATGGAAAGCTGTATTTACATCATTAAAAGGAACTATAACAGAAAATCAGTTTCCTTATGGTGTAGGTGAAAGAGTTGCTCAGATCTATTTTGAACCAGTTATGATTGCAGACCTTACCCAAGTACCTGAACTTGAAGAGTCTGAAAGAGGAGAAGGTGGATTTGGTTCAACTGGTGTGCAATAATGCCTACCTGTAAAACCTGTGGTAAGAGATGTGATGGAGAATATTGCTTTCAACATAAACCTAGAAAACGAATTGCTGCACAAAATTTGACAAAAAGTGTCAAAAAAAATGAAGTAATACGGAAGATTGACGTAATGAGAGAGTTCTTCTTACAAATCTGGAAGAAAAGACAACATTTATCTGAGATTAGTGGGCTTCCCTTGGTTGGGGAGCCTCTCTCAGTATATTTTCACCACATACTACCAAAAGAAAAATATCCTGATGCTTCTTTGGATGAAGAAAATATCATACTTTTGACATTAGATGAACACTCTAATGTTGAGAATGATATGTATAAGTATGAAGAAGTTAATATTAAACGTGAACAATTAAAAAATAAATATGAAATCTAAAATCTTATTATCTATTGTTATAATAGCAATATTATACTCATCATGTAAAAGTGCTGAGGATTTAACAGTTAAATATGAATTAGTTACATTACCTGGAAGCATGTTTGACCTGGATGTACAAGTTCTTATTACAGACGATACAACTTTTGCTGCTAATTATGTAAGAGCTAATCTAGACAGTTCTGTTACAGCTGAAAACTTTGATTGTAGAGCTGCTACATTTCCTACACAAAATGGTAATCCTATTATAATTTGGATGCCTTATGGAAGTCATGTAGATATCATCAATCATGAACTGTTTCATGCTGCAGTGAATATAATGGAATGGGCAGGTGTTCCCTTAAATGATACTACAGAAGAAATTTATGCATATCAATTACAATACCTATCAAAGCAATTAGATAACCAAATAAATATAACGAAATGATCGCATCAGAATGGGACAATGTTCCAGAAGAAAAACAAGAAGTAGATTTACCTTTACAGTCTAAACTTCACATTGAAAGAATTGAATTATCAGGTAAGATTGAAAAGTTAAAAACTTTTATGACAATGAGTCCTGATTTTAAAAGTGTAAATTACTTTCATAAACGTTTGCTAGATAATCAATTGACTACTATGCAAAATTATGAAAACATATTAGTTCAAAGAATGACAGATTTAAATAACCCAGATAAAATTGAAAATTAAAATGAGCAATTTATTCTTTTACACAAGAAAGACAGAAGACGGTAAAGTCTTCACAGACAGCTTTAACCTAAATAAGGTTATTAGATCAGTACAAATGGATGAGAACAAAGTGTTAGTCTTATTAGATGATGCACATGACCGTTCAGAAGATGTTCCAGATATTGATCCTAAGACAGGAAAACAAAGAGGAATTAAAAGACAACGTAACACTTATTCAACAGAGATTAGTTTAGTTGATGAAGATGTTGCAAGATTTAACAGTTTAAATAATTAATCATGCCAAAGTTATTAGGAAATAGAATTTTATTAGAGATGCCTCCACAAGATGACAATAGTAAGTTAATTGTGGATGACAATACTAAAGAAGCATTACAAAGAGAATTGCTTAACAAAATGTCTAAGTTAAAAGTGTTACAAGTGGGCACTATTGTTACAGAAATCAAAGCAGGAGACTATGTATTAGTAGATCCAGCAGCTTTAAACAAAGCTACATTAGTCCCAATCAATGAAGATGATGACCGTGCAATCTTGGTATCACCATTTGACATAATTCAAATCTGGTAATGAAATACAAAATTGTATTAAAAACTAGTCATAAACATACTGACAGAGTAGATAACTGCCTTGAAACGTGGTTATCTGCTCTTGATTATGTATGTCTTACAGATAAACTTACAGGGAGACCTAATGAGATATCTTGTTCTGACAAAGATGATTATCAAAGCAATGAAGAGAAGACAGTCAACTTCATTAACCTGGTTAGGACTACTGACCAACTTGATGCATATGATTGGTTAGTCTTCATTGATGATGATGCAATACTTAACATTCCTTTATTTGAAGAAGTGATTACATTCTTTAGTAAAACTGCTGTATACGGATATAGTATGAAAGGGTCTTATACAAAAGAACCTGAACTAGATTATCCATCAGGGGGATGTGGTTATTTTATATCTCCACAACTGATTAAAAATTGTCAACCTATGACTGTAAAAGGTTATGGATATGAAGATGTTTGTATAGGCACATGGTTAAAAGAGAACCAGATAAAAATCTATGATAAGTTTTTAGATTCAAATGTTTTACATAGACTATATCTAAATGGCTGGTTTCCATTTCAAAGATATTTCAATGACCTTTGGAAAGAAGGAGATAGTTATGTACCTAAGATGCTAGCTGACCTTACAGAAGAAGATGTTACATTTTTACATAAACATGTAACACATCATTATATAAGACATAAAAGCTTTATGAGATATTTACATACTCTTCTAAATGAAAAAAGCCCCAAATAGGGGCTTTTCTTTTACTCCCATAAGGAGCAGACTTATAATACTGAGACTATAAGGGGGGAATTTATGACTTCTTTAAGGGGCCCTGTCTAGAATGGGTTACCACAACCTGAGCGTGCAGTTCTTATGGGATGCAGGAGAAGTACTCTTTATTTTGAAAGTCTCTTCTGCTTCATAGGAAGCATAGGACTCTTTCTTTGTAACTTTGTATCAGACTCCTTCATATAATTACCATTGATTGGTTTAGGAGCTGGTACCTTTGGTGCTTTACGAGGTGCACCTGATTTCTTAGCTTTACCAGCAGTCATATTACTTGCAGCCATACTTACATTTTTTCATAGCACCACCCATTTTCATCTTAGTAGCACCTAATTGTTTATCTTTCTTTAAAACAGCTTTACCTTTAGCACCTGCTAGTGTTCTTTTTTGCACTGTGGTGTAAGCACCTTTAGGATCTACAGGACCAACACGCTTGTTAGAAGCTTTTAATCCAGATAGACTACCGCCAGATTTGTACTTTTTAACAGCACCACCAGTTTTCATTTCTTTTTTCTTAGCTAAAACAGTGTATGCAGTAGAACCACTTTTTCTATCTTCAATTTTGTTTCCTTCTTTTTTATGGTAAGCACGTTCAAAGTTAGCTGCTTTTTTCCAATTAGCCATTGCTGTACTATCTGCTTTTCTACGTCTTTCATCACCTAAAGCAGGATTTTTTCTTTCATCTTCTGTCTGTTTATTAACTTTAGAAGCCCATGAAGGAACATCACCACCGCCTTGATATTTTTTTGCTTTTTTAACAGTTGCCATTTTATTTCTTTTTAATAGATTTTTTAATCATACCACCTTTTTTCATCATAGATGTACCAGACATAGCTTTTTTCTTAGCACCTGCAATCTTATCTGCAAATGTAGCATTAGGGTTTTTGTCAACACCAGCTTTTACTGATAACATACCAAAAGAAGAACCATCTTTAGATTTTTTCATTGGTAATTTAGGTAATGAATCAAAACTTTTCTTGTCAAAATTCATACCTGTTTTACGATTAGTTGAATCTGATTTTTTGTTAGCTTCTTTTATTTTTGATACCATTTCCTTACCTTCTCTTGCATCTTTTTTCATTTTAAAAGCCATACCATCTTGAGCTTTTTTCATCTTTTTAACTGTTGCCATTTTAATTATTTTTTAGATTTAGCTTTAATTTTTTTCTCTTGTTTTAACATTTGTGCTGTAGGTTTCTTTCCAGATCCTTTAGCAGCTCTGATGTTATCCCAAAGTCCTCTTTGAGAATAAGAACCATCAGCACGTTTTAACATACCACCTGCTTTCATTTTCTTTTTAGGAACAGCTTTTTCTTTAAGAGGATTGTTTTTAATAGCAGGATTTTTCTTAGGAGCATATTTACCAAGACCAGCTTGTCTGTCTAAAGCATCAGCCATATCAGATTGATGTTTATCCATTGCTTCTTTCTTGTATAGTCTATTAGTCATTTCACCACGGACATATCCTTTAGGGACATCTTTACCGCTTTGAGCTTTTGCTACTTTCTTTGCTGTTGCCATAATATTATTGTTTTAACAATTCCATTTTCTTAATGCTAATGTTTTCCTTGTTGGTTCACCATTAGGTTTTTTTGCAGGTCCTTTAACTCCTGACATTCTTGCACAAAAAGATTTACGTCTACCTGCAGCCTTAGAACCAGCTTTAAGTTTAGAAGGTTTAGTTGTGACAGCCATCTTTAATTTAGAACCTGGATTAGCAGCTCTATAGCTTGCTACACCTTTTCTATTAAGACCACCCTTTGGATCTTTCCCTTCAGAACGAGTCCAAGCAGGTGTGCTCCCACCAGATTTCATAACCTTTTTAACTGTTGCCATTATTTCTTTTTAACAGGTTTAACTTTAAATATATCTTTCTTAACCTTATCCATCCACATCTTTTCTTTCTTAGGCTTCATAGCTCTTTTAACTTTACTAAAAGCATCTATCTTGCCACCTTTCTTTAATGATGTACCATCTTTTTTAATTAGATGACCATTTGGAACAGGAGTAGGTTTTTTTACAGTTGCCATTATTTACGTTTCTTAGCCATCGCTTTGAAAGTCTTAGCTAATGCTTTTCTTTTAGGAGTGCATGTAGCTTTAGTCATTGGAGTGCAATAACCCTTATGTTTAGGGTTAACAGCATCTTGTATCCAATTTTTCTTAGCAGTGGCCATGATATATTATTTATAAACTTGCTTTAGGAACTTCTGGAGCTTCTACAATAATGCCAATTTCAACATTTCTTGCTAAAATAGCTTCTACTTTATCTGCAGTTTCTGCAGCTAAGAACAATGCTTGTGCTTCTTGAGTTGATGTAACACCACGTAAAGCATTTAAAATTGCACCAAACTCTGCACCAGAAACTACAATGCTAACATCACCAGCCCATGTATATTTCTTATTAGGATCAAATTTTGGAGCTTCTTGTCCAACTTCTTGAATTTCTTCTGACATAACTTTATTTTTTTTGGTTTAATAGCGAAGATATATATTTGTTACGAATCTTCCAAATTTATTTCAAACGTAATAGTAGATGAATTTTTAATACTTTTAGATAACTCTAGTCTGATTTTAAACATATTATGAAACTTCAATAGCTCCTGCAAAAGAGACTCAGTGTATTTTGGTACACTAGGAGCCAATCTAAAATGATAGGAGCGAGGATTTTTAACTATCTCCAAAGTAGATAGTTCATCTATTGAGTCAATTATTCCCTCTAGGTGAGCAAAATAAATCATTTCATTATCTTGCATCACCTTAGGGAAGTATTTTTTGTTTATCTGCATTAAGACAGAGTTAATAGATATTTCGTTTTAGCTGCTTCACCGCTTAATGCATCAGCTAAATTAGCTATATCGTGATAGCTGTTTGCTTCAGCATAACTTTTTAATGAAGATGCAAAAGATAAAAGATTTGAAACACACTCGTTTCCTGTACAATTTGTAAGAGGTTCTATCTTGTATGGAGCAGGACGTTTGCCTGTATAGCCCATAAGTTTCTCTATTACACCATCTTTGAAATCATGTACATAATCATACAATCCTCCTAAAGCTTGGTGCTCAGCATAACTCTTTGTTTGCCAATGAGTTAAGTGCAATTGCTCATGAAAATACGTAAGCTTCCCAGCTATTGTTTCCAAGTTTAATTCTCCTGATTTCATCATCTCATCAGGGAACAATGATTTTGCCATGTTGTTTGGTTTTTACTATTCTGGAATAGCTGTAGTTGTAGTACTAGTTGTACTAGTTGTACTAGTTGTAGGCACATACTCACAACATTCTGTTATAGCGATTTCATGCCATCTTCCAACTGTAGGTTTCTTTCTTCTAAAGATAAGACTACCTGCAACTACTCTACCACTACCATCATAGCGGACGTAAGCTTTTAAATTTTGATTGCTTCCCATAATTTTGTTTTTAATTAGGTTAATAGTTAAGGTTATATTTGTTTTTTAATTCTAATAGTTTTTTAACATAGTAATATGTACCATGTTTTTTAGACTCATCACTAGTATGCACTACATACATGTGACTATCACTGAAAGGATCTTTACCTGTGTGGTATGTTCCTTTATAGAACGCAGGGTAGCCATACATTGTTTTAGCTGTCACTCCTGCATTATGAAAGAGTCCTAGTTTCTCCACCTTTTCAATTGGGTCTGTTGCCCAAGAGAAATCCATCTCAGGGATGTTTTTAGTTTCTTGGTCTCTTAACCAAAGGTTCCATAACACGGCCCACATATCTGCACACCAGCTTTGAAATCCTTTATCTTCACTACCAAAGAACTCTTTGTTTATATGTTGAAGATAGCTACGAATAACAATACAGTCATTCATCACCTTCTTCCAGAAGGTAGCATCCACATTCTTTAAGAAGTATTGAGCTCCTCCTGAATGTTCGTTGTTAGCTTCAGCTATTTCTCTATTGATTCCTATTAAGCTTGTAAGCTCAGCTAGGACATCTCTAGTTTTGTATTCTTCTAGCTTAGCAGGAAGAACATCTTTTATTTTACTATCAAAATATGAAGCATTTATGTAGCTGTTTGTGTCAGACAAGTAGCAGACTTCATCGTCTCTATACTTCTCTACATCAAATTTATCTGTAAACAGAATATCACAGTCACAGTAGAACACTGCTTTGCTTATCATCTCAGGGTGTTCCTGAAAGTATCTCATCAAGACATATGGACGTAAAACAGGAATATAAACTCCTAAGTATTTACTTACATCTCCTGTGTCTTTATAGAAAGCAAACTCTGCTTCTGGATACAGATCAACTATCTTTTGCCATTTATCACTTTTTTCTCTAAAGCTAGGAGTGTATATTAACACAATTGCTTTGTCCAAGTGCCCAATTTCTTTTAAACTTTCTAACCAGGCATGTACTTGCCAAGTATAGTAAGTATCATCTGGCTGAGCACAGATAAACTTTAAATCCTTCATATGTAGTTATTGTTGGTTTAGATAAATACTTATGCTTGAAGACCAGCTAATAAAGCTTTCTTAACATCAAGTTGAGCTTGTAATTCAGCTTCATAATCTGCTGGAGTTTTTGCTGCTTCTTCAGCTGCTTTTGCTGCAATAAGTGCATCAATCTGAGCCTTTCTTGCTTCTTGAATTGCTTTATCTGTTGCTTCTAATTCTGCTTGTAACGCTTGTAAATTTGCCATTTTTATTTTATTTAAGGGGTTGTTGTAGTGGTAGTTGTGGTAGTTAAGCCTGCAGTGTTTTTAACTACAGCTCCAACTTGTCCAATCAACTGTTCCATTTGTTTTGAGATGTTCCACAATTGTTGTGAAACTGGATCTTGCCCTATGGGCCTTGCTGGTATTGCCATGTTATAAAAAATTAATTTTCAAAGATATGTTGTTTTTTACTATAATCAATGAGGTTTATAAAATTGGTATAACCAAATTAATTAACTCAACTCTAATCAAGTTAGTTATAGATTTTAGTTTAGAAATGTTTGTATATTGGTAGTATTACTACTTACCTTGACCTTTATATTTCTTTACTGGTTTGTCTTTTGGACCTTGTGATTTAGCAGCTTTGCCACCTTTACGTTTTCCAAAATTTACTTTTTGTGAGGATGATCCTCCTTTAGCCTTTGCCATGTTGATTTTTATCTTTTTATAGTGAAGAATTGTAATACTATAACACCAACCAATACCATTTTTTGAGCAAACTCCCATCCGCTATTATCTTTAGCAATAGGGATACGCATATTTAATCTTTCATCATATCTTGCTCTGTACTGATTTGTAACTGCATGCAAGCTATCGTATGTTATTTTGTCTTTGCTTATAATGCTATCTTTTATATAAACATACGTCTTCAACGAATCAATTGTAGTTTGATTAGATTGAAACTTATCATTTATAGTGTTTGCCTGTTTCAAGGTCATAACTACAACAGAATCATTTCCTATTTTCTTAACGATTGGATACTGGCAATAACCTAAATTTGACACCAGTGTCACTAAGATTACTATCAAGTTTACTTTTAACATCATTTAATTCAGATTTTAATGAACTAACCTCTGCTTTTAACGATACTATTTGGTTAACTGCTTGGTTTACTATTTTTGTTTGTGCTTTGGTAGCACCTTCTTGTACAGCTGCACCAGCCTTATTGTTTTCTGAAACTTTGTTAAGTAGAAGTTCAAATTCCTTATCTTCCTTAGCTGTTCCATCAACTTGCTGAGCTGTACCAATTTGACATCCATATGCAAATAATACTAATATATATAATATATTTTTCATATTATTTAAGTTTTTTGATTGCACCTAATTGTTGTAGAGTTTGTAATTGAGTGGTAGTCACAGCTTTAGTACTGTCACTAACTCTTAATGCTTCCTGCACCTTATCTAATCTACCTTCCACCTTTTCAATACGTACATTCTGAGAAGTTGCCTGCTCTTTGAATGTTGTACGAACATCTATGTATAGATATGAAATAGCAATGAGCACCAAGAAAAGGGTGCCCACTATTGGGTTTTTAGCAAACTCCTTAAAACTTATAGGTAAAGGATTTGCTGATACATTTAAGTCTTTTTTCGCTGCCATTATCTTAATTTGTTTTTGTATTCTAATACAGCTAAACGCTGTTTGATCTCTGCTCTTTCAGTTGCTGCAGATTCTTTAATATCAGTCATTTTTTGTATGATTTCCATCTTCATATCAGCTCTGCTTTGTGCTGCTGCCGCTCTAATAGCCTCCATCTCAATAGTAGTTCCCTGTGGAGGAATAGCTTTATTTTCAGTAGTTACTACCACTGCTATCTTATTATTTAAAACAGTTATCTGGTTGTTTAAGGTACTCACTTGAGTCAATAACCATCCAATAGCTGATACACAAATAGGTAAAAGTGTGAAAACTAACTTCTCTACCAACCCTGACTTACTTTTATCAGCTGCCAGTTGCTCAGATATCTTTTCATTCCTTTCTTCTTGTGTCATTATATACTTCCGTTTAATAGGTTATTGTATTCGTTGAAATGTTTTATACGATCTGGTAGACCAATTGTTCCACCATTAACACGTTTAGTCACCTTAGTAACCACAGCATCTGTAGCCCCCTCATCAGCAATCTTATGTAATCCATTCTTATGGAAGAACCAAGCTGCAGATAAAAGTGGGTACTTTGTAGCTACAAGATCTGGACTAACTAATATATCATCTTCTACCACCTTATCAAAAGCTGTGTAGTTATCTTTACCAGTTAACTGTATGTAACCACGTCCTCTAAACTTGTATCCTTCTCCACTAGCTTGAGGACCATTACCCATACGGTTAGCGTAAACAATGTTAGCAATCTTTTCAGGCTTGCGTTCATATTCCTTAGCACTCACAGGAGTAAAGTATTTTTTAAAGATGCTCTGTAAACCAGCAGCACCGTAGTTTAAGTTCTCTGAAACAGCTTTAAAGCCACCAGATTCATGTCCACATTGAGCCAAGAAATGAGCTAAACGTAAAGGAGTATTGATCTCAAACTTCTCTTGTACAGCAGGGATTTGAGCAATCACTGTGTCAGGAATGTGTCCTTTTAATTTATCTAAATTCATTTTTTCTTTTTCTTTTTATAGTTAACTTTTTCTATTTTCTCTTCAGAACCATTAACTACAGCTTTAACTTCTTTCTCTAAGCTTTTGATAGTTAATAGTTTTTTAGCAAAAGAGCCTTCACCAAAAAGGCTTTTGACAAGTTCAATAATTTTTTTCATGTGTTTTATTTAATTTTCCAATATGATTGAAAACCATATATAACTTGACTATTATTGTTGATTCCAATATTTAATCCAAATATTTTATCTTTTTTAGATTTATACAATAGCCCTCCTTGTAAAATATTCAAACTATTCCTATCACTTGCAATACCCCCCCCTATAAATAGAGCACCTTTATTAGGAGCATACTTAGTAATGGTGGTTGTTACAGTGACTGTAGGAACCTTATAGTTGTATTTATAAGATCTATTTAGTAATTCATTTTTATACACTGTATCAGCTACAGCTACATAACCTAATGTATCCAACTTCACTGTGTCAGCATAAACATTCTTAGCTAAAAAATCTGATACTAACGCTTCATACTGAAGCTTAAGAGTTAAATAGTTTGTGTCTGCTATATATTCTGGAGGAGTGGCAATAGTGTCATGTATTGTCTCTTTGATCTTTATCTTCTTAACAATCAATGAGTCATGAACCTGCCAAGTAGTGTCATGTACAGTTACTATTTCAGACTTTTTGTCTATGTAAGTGCACCCATCATTTTGAAAAAATATAAATGCTAGTAAAACAACAATTACAACACTAAGTAGTTTATTCATTATCTTCAGTTTGGTTTCTCTTATTAATAAATTTATCTATAGAAGCAATACCAAAACAAGCTATAGTCAAGATTTTAAATGAGTCATATATGAACTCATTAACTAACAACGGTTTATTCATAGCCCCTGTAACAATATCTGTCAAAGCAAATATTATCATGATTACAAAAGAAGCAAAGCCAATTACAGCCTTCTCATTGATTGAGTTGCTGTCATCAAATAAATCAGAAAAGAATTTCTTCATATTTTTTATTTTTAATTGTTTTTTTGTTAGGTAGAATAGCATAGCTTTCCATTTCTAAGTCTGTACTAGGTAAATCAAAGGGAAGAGATGCTGTTTTATTATAAACTACTCTTTCTAAATTATCAATACGTGTCTTGTCTACATTAGATTGAGCCATCAACATCTTTACATCAGACTTGATTTCATTAACATCATTCCAGATTAGAAGACTAACTATTGATACTAAGCTTGGAAATATCCAAACTTTAAATGTTGCAATAGAAGAATTTTCTTGTTTTGTTGTCATTTTTTAAAAATAGAAAATAGAATGCCTGTCCCCCTATTTGGGAGAAGATCATTCTATGTAGTTTATAAATAAAATTTTATTTCTTCAATCCGTACTTAATCCACTTGTACCAGAAACGTTCGTGAAGATAGTATTGAACAGGCTTGTAGATAAGCTCAGCTACCCCAAAGGCAGCCCCCACCTTGATAGAATCACTGATCCACCACATTATTAGGAAACCTATTACGGTGCTGATTATTCTATAGCTAATAGTCTTAGCTATGTGTCTCTTTACCAATGGCATATGTATGAGCAAAACTATGTAAAAGATTTGATATAACCAAATCTTTTTTTAGTAAGGGTTGTATGATTTCTCCTCTACAAACTCAGAGAAGTACTTGATATTAATTTCTTTTTTAATATGTGCTCTTTTATCATTCAATTTGTACACTGACCTAGCCAGATCAACAAATTCTGGGCCAAAACTACCAGCTCTTTCAAAGTCTCTGAGCAAGTCTTCCACATCCCAAAGAGCTTTGTTTGTCTTAAGTAGATCATCTACTAGTGGATCGTGTAGAATTTCAGGGTCAATCACTGTATTTAAGTAGTTTTTCTCAACAAAAACGTTCTTAAGTTTGTCTTTGTCTGTAATGTTCAAAGCCTTGATGGAAAGGATGGTCCATTTGTCCACAACTTCCCCAATACTTACTTCTATTTGCATAAAAATTTTGTTGTTTATTTACAACAAATATACTAATTTTGTTCAAAATAACCAGCATTATGCCAAATAGTTATACTTTTTACAAACCTGAGATTAAGAAATACTTTGAACATCATGTTCCTACACATAAAAAGATATTAGATGTTGGTCCTGGACAGGGTACTTATGCTAAGCTTTTAGAAGATATTGGTTATGATATAGATGCTGTTGAAGCTTGGGCCCCTTACATTGAAGAATTCAAACTGAAAGATTGGTACGGAACAGTACACAATGCAGACATCCGTGAGTTTGACTGGTCAGAATATGACTACATCATCCTAGGAGATATACTAGAACATCTTACAGCTGAAGAAGGTCAGAAGCTTATTACAGATATAACAGATGCAGGCAAAGAATGTTTAGTGGCTGTACCATATATGATGGCTCAAGATGGTGAAGAGTATGGTAATACATACGAAACCCATCTCCAGGAAGACCTAACTCACAGGGTAATGAAGACTAGATACCCCCAGCTAGTTGAACTTTACAGTAATCATTTGTATGGGTATTATACGAATAAGCATATAAAAGCTGAAAAAGCGTACGTTTTATATGCAAATGCATCTTATGTTCCTACCGTTAAAGCTTGTGTAGCTTCTATAAGAAGATATAGCGAGCTTCCCATCTACGTATATTTATTAGATACTATTGCAGATATTCCTGGTGCTACAACAATTATGTGGAAGTCTAATCTACCAAAGCTTTCTATCAACAAATACATTGATAGAAGTGATAAGAATGTTTATAGACTGTTGATAGAACGTCCAATGATTGTTAAAGATGCTCTATTAAACTGTGCTCATACAGTAGCTTATATAGACTCTGATAGTGTAGCCACAGAATATGTTGATAGCATCTTTGATATGTATCCTAAAATGAACTATCCCTATTTTGTAGAGGGTATTTATGACTATCTACACATCAATGGTAGAGGTGGGGCTGATACTAGAGAAGATATGTCTACAACATTAGAAGCACCAGCATGTGAATTGTTTGGTGTCAATCAATATGTTAGACAGAGATATAGACAAACAGGTTATTTTGTAGCCAACCATTACTGCTTTGATTTCTTAGATGAGTGGTACTGGATGTGTACTCATCCTAAAGTGATGGCTAACCATGAGTGGTATGCTCCATACCATGAAGAAACAATAGCTAACGTGTTATTGTGGAAGTGGGGAGTGTTAGATGGCCTACCTTACATCTACACCAATGCTAGCCTAGATAGAATAGAAGACATCTACGATAAGCTTGAGTGGGGGAAGCACCACGGAAGCTGGTCAAGATTACCAGATAATAAACATAAGTTATTATTCTTACATGGAGAGAAAGATCCAAAGGTGATGAATAAGATGATACAAACTCTAGAGAGTGCAGAGAAACAACTAAGTGTATTGTTCTTAGCTCCTCACTTATCTACAGGTGGTATGCCTGGTTTCCTCCTAAAAAGAGTGCAAGAACTACAACATTTCGTACGAATTTATGTAGTGGAGTACTCTGACTTCAGTCCTGTGTATGTTGTACAGAAGAATGAAATCAAAAAGCTATTGCCTGAAAACAGGATGTTTACACTAGGAGAAAACAAGATGGAGCTCATTGACATCATCAAAAAGAATAGCATTGATGTTGTACATGTAGAAGAAATGTTAGAAGGGTTTGAGAGTTTTAATCAAATAAGCCCTCAGTTATTAGATGCATTGTATGCTCCTGATAGAACCTGGAGAATAGTTGAGACATGTCATAACGTTTGGTTTAATCCTGACGAACTTAAGAAGTATGAACCAGAAGCTTATGCTTTCTGTACACCATATCATTATAAGACATTTGCTAACATGAAGGCTTATAAAGATGTAATTGAATTCCCTATAGAAGATAAGAGACCAAGTATTGTACATAAAGTGGATGCTAAAGATGAGTTAGGATTTAATCTGAACAGACCTAATGTTGTAAACGTAGGACTGTGGACTCCAGGAAAGAATCAGAAAGAAGGAATAGAGATAGCTAGAAAATATCCTAGTATGGACTTCCATTTTGTAGGTAATCAAGCCCCCAACTTTAAAGACTACTGGGAACCGTTGATGGAAAACTTACCAAAGAATGTAAAGATATGGGGAGAGAGAAATGATGTAGATATATTCTTAAAAGCTGCAGACATATTCATGTTTAACAGCACATGGGAATGTAATCCTCTTGTACTTAGAGAAGCGATCAGCTATGCACTTCCTGTAGTAGCTAGAAATCTTCCTCAGTATGAAGATATGTTTACTAGATACATCCTACCTATAGATAGTGATTTAGATGAAGTGAATGAAAAATATCCTGTTGGTGTTGTTTTTCATGACATACCAGATAACAGATTTGCACAAAATCATTTACACTTGTATAACAAAACACTTGATATACCCATTGTTCCTAGAAAAAAGAAGAAAACAAAGGTGAATATATCTTTGTTATTTGTAGAGAGTCCCACCTTAGAAATTACAGGAAACAGTGATAGTAACTTCTTAATCAAATTCTTTGATGAGAAAGGGGTTTGCCATTATGAAAATACAATTACTAGCAACCGTTGGGTTAAGTTAAATAGACAATGGTTTACCAAGTGGACAGCTATGGTATGGGAAGATGGAGAACTCATCTTTGAAGAAACGTTAAACTATGAAGGTAAGCGTGTATACATCTGTATAGATAGTCAATCATTAGGTGATACTATTGCCTGGATACCGTATTGCAATGAATTCAGAAAGAAACACAACTGTCATGTTGTAGTGAGCACATATAAGAATTTCTTGTTTGAGAAAGCGTATCCAGAGCTTGAGTTTATCACTCCAGGAAGTGTAGTGGGTAATATTCATGGTCAGTACATTGTTGGCTGGAGATACGGTAAAGATAAAGAACCTGTGTTGTGTAACACTATTCCTTTACAGAAAGCAGCTACTAACATACTAGGATTAGAATGGAAAGAGATTAGACCTAGATTTGCTTATGAACCAGTTAAATTTAGTGGTAAAGATACATTTGTAACTATTGCTACAAACAGTACATCAGGATGTAAGTTCTGGACCAAGCAAGGTTGGCAGGCTTTGATTAACTATCTAGTTGATCATGGATACAAGGTGTACAATGTATCTAAAGAAAAAAATCCATTTGATAACTGTACACAGATAGAAGATACTTCTATGGATAACACTATCAATATGATCTGGAATAGTAAGTTCTTTATAGGATTAAGCTCAGGACTGAGCTGGTTAGCTTGGATGATGGGTAAGCAAACTGTAATGATTAGTAACTTTACAGAAGCAGATCATGAGTTTCAATCTAATTGTTTAAGAATTACAGATACAAACTTATGTCATGGTTGTTGGAACAATCCTAACTTTAAGTTTGACAAAGGTGATTGGGATTGGTGTCCTGTACATAAAGGAACTGACAGACAATTTGAATGTCATAAAGGTATATCTGCAGAAACAGTAATTAATAAAATAAAACACTTACTATGATAATAGTATTATTTGGTCAACCTGCATCAGGTAAAACAACCCTTGCTAAAAAATTTATAGCAGAGGGATTTCATCACATAGATGGTGATGAATTAAGAGATATGTTTAAGAATAAAGACTACAGTAGAGAAGGTAGGATTAAGAACTTAAACAGAGCCAGTGATATAGCACACTATTTAAATAAAGCTAAAAACTATAACATAGTGTTATCACTAGTGTATCCTTATGAAGAAGCTAGAGAACATCTTAATAAACTAACTAGAGATGTCAAATGGATATATCTCATCTATGAAGAAGATAGAGGTAGAGATGACTTTAAAGTGAAAGACTTTGAAGTTCCTCACATGGATAATGTAGATTTAATTATTAACACTTCTAACACTTCTATTGAAGACAGTTTAGATAAAATCAAGCGTATATGCAGAATATTTTAGCTGAGGGAAACCGTAAGACGGATGGGTATGCAATGTTCATAGGAAGATGGCAACCATGGCACGCTGGTCACAGATGGTTAATTGATCAACAATTGAACCAGGGAAAGAAGGTGTTGCTATGTGTAAGAGATGTTAAAGAGGATGAAAAGAATCCATGGTCTGCGTATCAAATCATGATGAACTTAGCAGAAGCATTAAATGATTTAATTGAAGAAGGTAAGGTGAGACTTATAATTATCCCTGATATTGAGTCTATAAACTTTGGAAGAGGGGTGGGTTATGATGTCGTTGAACATGTACCACCACAAGAGATACATGATATATCTGCTACACAAATTAGAGAACAAATGAAAAAAGAAGGTAAACTATGAATATAATATTTCAAATTAATGGTGGTATAGGCAAGGTGATTGCCTCCACAGCTGTGTGTGCTTCAATAAAAACTAAGTACCCTGATTGTAAACTGATTGTTGTCTCTGGTTATCCAGATGTATTTTTAGGTAATCCTAATGTGGATAGAGCTTATGGCTTTGGTCAACAAGCTTATTTCTATAAGGAGTACATTGAGAATCAAGAGATTATATTGTTTGCACATGATCCTTATCTAGAAACAAAGCACATCAAACAAGAAGAACATCTTATTGAAACTTGGTGTAAGCTATATGACTTACCTGTAACTAAAACTGTTGGAGAATTATTTCTTACAAAAAGAGAAATAGATTTCTTTAGTAAGAAGTTCATATCTGATAAACCTATTTTGCTACTACAAACAAATGGTGGGACTGAATCTGATGTTAAATACTCATGGGCTAGAGATATTCCTAGTTATGTGGTGGAGAATGTTATACATGAATTTAAAGAACAGTATAATATTGTTCACATAAGAAGAGAAGATCAAATAAATTATGAAGGTACATTTCCTGTAACTGATACATTCAGAGCACTTCTTGTACTTATAAGTATAAGTGATAAAAGATTAATGATGGATAGCTTTGGTCAACATGCTGCAGCTGCTTTGAATAAACCATCCACTGTACTATGGGTTGTAAATGTTCCTAATGTATTTGGATATGATATTCATACAAACATTACAGCTAATCCAGAAACAAGTTCCTCTGAACTAAGAAACTCTTATTTGAACAAATATAATATATCAGGTGAGCTTATAGAGTTTCCTTACAATAATGAGTCTGAAATGTTTAATATAAACAATGTAATTAAATCTTTAAAATAATGGAAAAAATATTCTATCAAAGTTCTTTACCTAGGTCAGGATCTACATTGTTACAAAACATTCTTGCACAGAACCCTGATATATATGCTACACCTACGTCTGGTGTACTTGAATTAATATTTGGAGCACGTGCTAATTACACTAACTCTACTGAGTTTAAAGCTCAAGATGCTGAACTTATGAAAAAAGGATGGCAAGCATTTGCTAAATCTGGTATGGATGCTTTCTACAATGCTATTACAGATAAGAAATATGTTATAGATAAAAGCAGAGGTTGGGGCATACACTATGATTTCTTACAGTTTGTACACAATGAAGAACCAAAAATCATTTGTATGGTGAGAGACTTACGTGATGTATTTGCATCTATGGAAGGTAACTTTAGAAAACATCCAGAGAAGCAATCTGATATTTTAGATTGGGCTAAAGGACAAGGAACCACTGTACCTAAGCGTATAGACATATGGGCATCACAACCTCCTGTAGGACTTGCTCTTGAAAGACTTAGTGAGATATTTAGAACAGGAATTAATAACAAAATGTTATTTGTAAAGTTTGAAGACTTATGTTTATATCCAGATACTACAATGATTAAGATATATGAATATCTAGGATTAACATATTATCAACATGACTTTGATCACATTGAGCAAGTAACTAAAGAAGATGATGAAGTGTACGGTGCATTTGGTGATCACGTTATTCGTACAAAACTTGAACCTGTAAGAAGTAAAGCCAAAGAGTTATTAGGTAAGGACGTAACAGATTGGATCTATACCAATTACAAATGGTTCTATGACACATTTAGATATAGTAAATAATAAAACAAAAAAGCCCAGAATTAACTGGGCTTTTTTTATTACTTCACCTTAAATTAATATTACAATACATTAAGGTTATTGCTAACTTCTTTGAACTCCACTACAGATGTTCCTAATTTAGCTGCAACAATTTGAAACAACTCTTCATCGTTTGTACCCCAGTTAGCTACTTCTGCAGCAGTTAACACAAGTTGTGTACGTTGAGGAGCTCTCTGTAAATAATCTACATCATTTACATTTTTGATGTTGCCATAAACAACTACAAACTCATGTTTTTCATTTCCTGGAATATAGTTTACACCAATCACTCCTAAGTGATCAAATGATGCAACTGTTGCAGAACTGAATGGGTTCTCATCTTTTTCAGAGAAAGATGCACTTGGACTAATTTTAGCTACTAACATAACTTTATTTTTTATTTTTGTTTTTTAAATTATTTATTTCTTAATTCTTCTAACTGTAAAGTTAATGAATCTACACAAGATATCAAAATTTGCACACCCTTGGTTAAAATAGGTATTAGTTTTGATGAATCAAATGAGTAGTATCCACTAAAGGTCATTTTTACTGATTCAGGTACTACGTCTTTAACTTGTTGAGCAATGAATCCTACTTGTTTTCCTTCTCCATTAGCTTTATTAGCACTATTGAATTCATAGAATGAAGGAACTAATTTGCTAACATCACAAAGCTGATATCCAACAGGTTGAATGCAACACTTTAATCTAGCATCAGATGTATTTAAAACAATCATTCCAGTAGCATTTGCACAAATTGCACCTCCTGGATTTAAATTAGCAGCCTTGAAACAACTAGCATGATTTACAAATGAGTCTGTTGACATTATCTGACATCCACTTACAACACTTCCTATTCCCATACTCATGTTGAAACAACCACCAGTAACAGCAGAAGCTGCAGCCATTGCGTTGTTAGATTGTCCAGCAAGAATACCACTCATTTCTGAACTTACATAGTTTTGATATCCAGCAAGAATACCTGACTTCATACTACTACTAAACATATTACCTCCAGCTATAGTATTGTTACTACCACCTCCAATGAAACCCCAACCACCATAATTACAATTGGTTTGTCCACCTCCAATGAAACCATAACTAGGGAAGCTAGCATAATATGCACTGCTAGTCGTGTTACCAGAACCTCCTACAATAACTGAACAATTACCACCTGCATTATTCATAGTACCTCCTATAATAGCAGAACTACATGCACTAGCCATATTCATTTCACCACCACCAACAAAAGAACGGCAGCTCATAGCGTTATTATAAAAACCACTAGCAACTGCAGCACCTTCAGCAAATGCTCCATTGGATCGTCCACCACCAATAAAGGTAAAGTAAGCTGAAGCACTGTTAGAATATCCACCACTAACTGTTGAATAATCTCCATTTGCATTATTAAGCTTTCCACCACCAATAGTAGAAAACCCTGAACTTCCTGAAGCTCCAATAGTATTACAACATCCTCCACCTATTGTTCCATAACTAACGCACACTTTATTATTAACACCACCACCAATTGTCATCCCAATATTATTAAAAGGATAACTACTAGCCGTAAAATTATTAAATCCACCTCCAATAAATGAACAAGCTGCACTATTGTTATTTGCTTCACCACCAGCAATTACTGACGAACTTCCACCTGCATTGTTAAAGAAACCACTTAACGCTCCAGAGTTAGTACCTCCTGTCGTGTTAAAGTTACCACATCTTTCTGTAGAACCAGCTCCCATTCCTAGTACCATAATGCTTGATCCACCACCACCACCAGCAGTTAAACATAATTTACCAAAGCCATCAAAGCTTATACTACAACCCATTCCAACGTATGGAGCAAATGAAGTGATTGCTAAATCATTAACCATGTGTGTACATGCTAATGAATTCATTAAACCACATCCAGATACAGTTGAATAGTTTGCAGTAGCAAAATTACCCTGTCCTCCAGTTATAGTTGCACCAGTTACATATCCACTAATAGTATTCATGCTTCCTCCAGATATAGTACCACTAGTACCATTACTGCCAATGTTATTCATAAATCCTCCAGATATAACATTGTTACCTGAGTAATTACCAATATTATGAAAAGTACCACCAGCAATTACACCATGTGTTGAACCTGTTCCAATCATGTTGATATCACCGCCTCCAATTACATTACAGCTGGCATAACTACTAACAGTGTTAGACTTACCACCAGCAATTAAATTACCAGCAGAATTAGTACAAATAATATTACATGCACCACCACTAATTGTAGAACAGTTTGTACTTGATAATATTTTGTTAAATACACCACCAGATATTGTTGAACTAGATGAACAAACACAGTTGTTATTACCACCACTAATAACTGAACAGCTTGCAGAAATTACATTGTTAAAGAAACCTCCTCCAATGAATGAATACATTCCAGAGTTACTGTTGAATCCACCACCAGTAATAACTGATCCGTTGCTAGAACTAGCATTGGTAGTACCACTTAAAGCACTAGAACAATATCCACTTGCTGTGTTAGAAAATCCATTACCTTGAATTGAACCAGGAGCACTACCAGCAACCATTACACCACCTCCACTTGAAGCAGTGTAAGCAATAAGCTCACCCAAAGGTCCTGCACATACAGCACATCCACCTATCATTGCATTACTTAAATTAGGTTGTACAAAGCAGTTAGCCATGAATGAACATGATAAACTGTTTGATAAACCACATCCAAATACACCAGAATATGCTCCCATTGCAGTATTACCACAACCTCCTAATACTGCTGAAAATGATCCATTAGCAGAGTTATTTTGACCACCAACTACCACACCAGATGTTCCATTAGCTCCATTAAAAGTTCCACTTCCAACAAATGAACATTGTCCAGCAGCACTATTACCAAAACCATTTCCTATAAAAGCATAATCTCCACTTGCAGTGTTAGATGCTCCATTTACAACTGTATTATATTGTGTACCTGAGGCTACGTTATTTAATCCATTACCTATAAAATTATAATTTGCATTAGTACAGTTACCTTGTCCATTAACAATAGTTCCATGGAAGTTACCTGAAGCATGGTTTTGACAACCACCACCAATAAATGAATATGCAAAATCACCTGTGTTACCAGCACCACCTAATACAGAACTACAATTTCCTGAAGCAGTGTTTGAAGCACCACATCTAACAGATGAAGCAGTCCCTGTACCAGCAATAATAACAGCACTAGAACCAACATTCACACCACTAGATCCAGAAGATCCAGATGTACCATTAGTTCCAGGAGCTCCTGGAGATCCTGCAGCTCCTGATGTACCACTAGTACCAGTTGTACCAGCAGTTCCAGATGTACCATTAATACCACTTGATCCACTTGTTCCAGAGGTACCAGTAGTACCGCTTGTGCCAGTGGTACCTGATGTACCATTAATACCTGATGTACCAGCAGTGCCAGAAGAACCGCTAGTTCCTGTAGTTCCAGAAGTACCATTTGATCCATTAACACCAGAAGTGCCAGAGGTACCAGTTGTACCTGATGTACCGTTTATTCCACTAGTTCCACTTGTTCCTGTTGTGCCAGATGTACCGTTTATACCAGATGTGCCTGAGGTTCCAGTTGTTCCAGAAGTTCCTCCTGTACCATTAGTTCCAGATGTACCACCTGTACCATTAGTACCTGAAGAGCCTGAAGAGCCTGATGTTCCAGTAGTACCTGAAGTACCGCCAGTTCCATTAGTAGCTGAAGTTCCTGAAGTTGCTGACGTACCACTAGTTCCATTACTACCACTAACACCAGAAGATCCTGATGTTCCTGTGGTACCTGATGTACCACTTGTTGCACTAGTTCCACTAGTACCTGTTGTACCACTGGTTCCAGTTGTGCCACTTGTTCCACTTGTACCACCAGTTCCATTAGTACCACTAGAACCTGAAGTTCCACTTGTACCAGAGGTACCTCCAGTTCCATTAGTTCCTGAACTTCCTGATGTACCAGTGGTACCAGAAGTTGCAGATGAACCAGATGTACCAGAAGAGCCAGATGTACCTGTTGTACCAGAGCTTCCACTTGTACCAGTTGAACCTGAAGTACCAGTGGTACCGCTTGTTCCTGATGTACCAGAAGTTCCTGAAGATCCATCAGTTCCACTTGTTCCAGTGGTACCTGATGTTCCTGAAGGAGCATTGAATGTTGTTTGAGCGTATGAGTAGTTACTCGTACCCTCTGTATAAAAAGTTATATTATGATTAGCACCACCACCAGTAAATTCAACATAAATTTGACAATAAAGTCTATCTGTTGCATTTAATGTGGTTTGTGGCAAAAATAAATCTGTAAAAAATTCTTTAATAACACCATTGCTCATTGATTCTGTATCAATGTTTGTAGTTCCTAAAAGAGTAGAAACACCACCAGTTGTATACTTGTATAATTCTACATCTACTGCAACATTTCTATTTGTATCAATTGAAAGGTGTGTTACGAAAGCCCAAAGACCTGAAGGTATATTTGTTATATTTGGTACACCACTATCAGTTGCAAAAGTTGCAATTAATGTTCTTGTGTCTGCCGCTATATTTGTAACTACAGTTTGTTCTGCACCACCTGTAGCAGTTGATGAAAATTGTTTATAAGTAGGAGTACCAAAAGCCGTATTTGTATTTAATGATTGATTTAGATAGTATACAAGTCCTCCAGATATACCATTTATACCTGATGTACCAGCCGTACCTGAAGTACCACTTGTTCCACTTGTTCCGCTAGATCCACTAGTTCCTGTTGTACCAGACGTACCACTAGTTCCTGTAGAACCACTTGTACCAGTTGTTCCACTTGTACCTGAGCTTCCTGAAGTTCCAGTTGTACCGCTAGATCCTGATGTACCACTAGTTCCACCAGTTCCATTAGTTCCACTAGAACCACTTGTTCCTGTTGTACCTGAAGTGCCACCAGTTCCATTAGTTCCACTAGATCCAGAACTACCACTTGTACCAGATGATCCACTTGTACCAGTAGTTCCACTAGAGCCTGAAGTACCTGTAGATCCACTAGTTCCACTAGTTCCACCAGTACCATTAGTACCGCTAGTTCCACTAGTACCACTTGTACCAGTTGTTCCACTAGTACCACTTGTGCCATCAATAGCACTTGTACCAGAAGTTCCACTTGTACCTGAGGTACCACTTGTTCCGTCTACACCAGATGTTCCACTTGTGCCAGACGTACCTGTTGACCCACTAGTACCACTAGTACCAGTTGTGCCAGAAGTTCCGTTAGTACCATCTATACCAGTTGTACCTGAGGTACCTGAAGTACCACCACTACCTGACGTACCAGTGGTACCAGATGTTCCACTTGTTCCATCTATTGCAGAAGTTCCTGAGGTACCAGTAGTACCAGCAGTTCCTGAAGAGCCGCTTGTTCCACTAGTTCCAGATGTACCTGTTGAACCAGATGTTCCACTAGTTGCAGAAGAACCTGAGGTTCCACTTGTTCCTGTAGTTCCACTAGATCCACTTGTACCATCAATTCCTGATGTGCCACTTGTTCCACTTGATCCACTAGTACCACCTGTACCATTGGTAGCAGATGTTCCACTTGAACCAGATGTACCGCTTGTACCTGTTGTGCCACTAGTTCCTGAGGTTCCAGTTGTACCAGATGTTCCATCAATAGCTGATGTTCCACTTGTACCAGCTGTTCCACTAGTTCCAGTTGTGCCACTTGTACCGCTAGTTCCATCAATTGCAGATGTACCACTAGAACCACTTGTTCCAGTCGTGCCACTTGTACCACTGGTTCCTGTTGTTCCAGCAGTTCCAGAAGAACCACTAGTCCCAGAAGATCCTGAAGTTCCAGTAGTGCCAGATGTTCCAGAAGAACCATCTCCTCCAGAAGCACCGTCTAAGTTAACTATCCAGCTTGTATATGTACCACTACCAACTGTTCTAGTTGGAGTGCCAAAAATTAATCCACCAGTAGCTGGGTTATAAGATACCACTTCACATTCTTGGAAGTTGTTTATATCATAAGCTATTACAATAGATTGAGCTACTGTATATGCAAGTTGTGTTCCTACAACAATGGCTCCATTACTACCTAATGTAAACGATGTAGTAGAAGTTGTTGCAAATTGGTCACCTGTTTCTCCAGAAGTACCTGATGAACCAGATGTACCATTACTACCATCAGCACCACTGGTTCCACTAGTTCCACTAGTTCCAGATGTGCCATCTATTGCTGATGTTCCAGATGAGCCTGAAGACCCACTAGTTCCTGAAGTACCGTCTGTTGCACTTGTTCCACTTGAACCTGATGTTCCACTTGTACCAGATGTACCTCCACTACCACCAGCACCATCAATACCTGAACTACCACTAGTTCCAGATGTACCAGCAGTACCTGACGTGCCTGAAGTACCTGCACTTCCAGATGTACCATCTTCACCAGCAGAACCAGAGGCAATTACTTCCCAAAGGTTGTAACTACCACTACCTACAGCTTTAGTTGGTGTAAAAACCAACTCTCCTGTAGCAGGATTGTAAGAAACAACCTGACCAAAAATATAGTCAGTACTATCTGCTATTAGCTGGATAAATTGTCCAGTGATAAAAGATAGACCTGTTTGAGTGGTTATTGTTATGTTAGAATAAGCCATTTATATTGATTTTATATTTTATAATTTTAACAAGGTACACAACTACCTGCTTGAGTTAACAATGTTGAACCACCACCTGCAGAAGTAAATGGTCTAGTATTGGTTCCATCAGAAACATAATAGGTTCCTGCACTCAATGATGTAGCATTAGCTGCATTTAAAGCACCACATCCACAAAGAGTTGCTGTACCTGTGTATGCATATGTTGGAAGGCTAGTAGCTGTACCTGCACAAGCCATTGAACTAATAGAATCTACATATAATGTTGGAGAACTTGGAGTTGTACATGAACCACTCACTTGAACTAATCCATATATGTTTACAGCATACCAATTAGTTCCATCAGAATAATATCCTGAACTAACTGAATTTGTAAGTGCTGTATCATAATATAAAAATGTGACAGTTGCTGTAATAGTAGTACCAAATTCATAATAAATTGGAACTAATAATGAAGGATTATCTGCATTACCACATGCTACAATAGGCCCTACATTACTTGGATAACTAGGATCAGCAAACGCTAAATTTATAGTATTATAGACAGGTGCTGTTGTAGTTGTTGTTGTTGTAGTTATACAACTTTCTATACTTGTTATTATACCAGATTCAGCAATTCCAAATGGATCACCATCAAGACCTATATAATATGTGCCTGGAGGATTTGAAAATGTAAAAGGATCTGTTAAATATTGATCATCATACAATTGTGTTCCTACTTGAATAGGTAATGATTCTACATATAATGGAGCAAGAATACCACCACTACAAGGACTAAAAGGACCAAAAAGACTTGGGCTAACACCACTAGCCGTAACTTCAATACCATTTTGATTTAAAGGAAAAGATATTGTATTAGAACTTGTACCATATAATAATGTAGAGCTACCAGAGGTTCCTGACGTTCCACTGGTACCAGAAGTACCACTAGTTCCACTTGTGCCACTAGTGCCTGATGTACCTGAGGTTCCACTAGTACCATCTATTGCACTTGTTCCAGATGTGCCAGATGAACCAGCTGTACCACTTGAGCCTGATGTACCGTCTATACCAGACGTTCCTGTTGTTCCAGAAGACCCACTAGTACCTGATGTTCCGTCTACACCTGTAGTTCCAGATGTTCCATCAGTTCCACTTGTACCTGATGTGCCAGTAGTTCCTGAAGAACCAGAAGTTCCTGAGGTGCCACTAGTTGCTGAGGTACCACTTGTTCCTGTTGTACCACTAGTACCAGATGAACCTGAAGTGCCAGAAGTTCCGTCAATTCCAGATGTTCCATCTGTACCACTTGTACCATCAGTACCACTAGTTCCGTCAACTCCACTTGTTCCTGAAGTTCCATCTATGCCAGAAGTACCGTCAGTACCAGATGTTCCATCAGTACCTGATGTTCCGTCTGTACCAGAAGTACCACTTGAACCAGAAGTTCCTGAAGTGCCATCAATACCACTAGAGCCTGATGTACCACTTGTGCCTGAAGTACCAGTGCTTCCACTTGTACCACTTGTTCCGTTTGTACCATCAATGCCAGAAGTTCCAGAAGTTCCACTAGAACCACTAGTTCCAGTTGTTCCACTAGATCCTGATGTACCGCTTGTTCCAGAAGTTCCAGTTGTACCTGATGAGCCATCATTACCAGAAGTACCAGATGTGCCTGTAGTTCCAGAAGTGCCAGAAGTGCCATCTATTCCAGATGTACCACTTGTACCTGAGCTACCATCACCACCTGATGCACCATCAAGGTTTACTATCCAACTTGTATATGTGCCTGAACCCACTGTTCTAAAAGGGGCACCAAAACTTAATTCACCTGTTGATGGATTATAAGCTGTAACCTCACACTCTTGGAAGTTATTAGCGTCATAAACCACAATTATTGATTGAGCCACTGAGTATGCTAAACCTGTAGCAACTGTTAATGTACCAGAGTTACCTAATGTAAAGCTATCAGTAGATGTAGTTCTATATTTATCACCTTGTGCTCCAGAAGTACCACTTGTACCACTGGTGCCATCTATTCCAGATGACCCTGAAGTTCCTGCAGATCCTGATGTTCCATGGCTACCGTCTGTACCACTTGTTCCACTAGTTCCAGAAGTACCAGTAGTACCACTAGATCCTGATTCACCACTAGTACCACTTGTTCCAGTAGTTCCAGAAGTTCCGTTACTACCATCACTTCCTGAGGTTCCTGAACTACCACTTGTGCCTGTAGTACCACTAGTACCACTTGTTCCATCAACTCCAGAAGACCCACTAGTTCCAGAAGATCCACTTGTTGCAGATGTACCGCTTGTACCATGTGTTCCACTGGTTCCAGATGTACCAGTCGTACCTGAAGTTCCTGATTCACCACTAGTTCCACTAGTACCGTCAGACCCTGATGTACCAGATGTTCCATCAACACCACTTGTTCCAGTGGTACCAGATGATCCAGATGTACCTGTTGTTCCTGAAGTACCGCTTGTACCTGTAGATCCACTTGTACCTGATGTACCACTTGTTGCAGATGTTCCAGACGTACCACTTGTTCCATCTACTCCACTTGTACCAGAGGTACCATCTTCACCTGAAGATCCACTTGTTCCAGCAGTTCCACTAGTTGCAGAAGTTCCACTAGTTCCATCTACACCTGAAGTGCCACTGGTTCCTGTAGTGCCTGATGTTCCTGATGTACCATCTATACCTGAAGTACCACTGGTTCCAGAGGTTCCACTAGTTGCAGATGAACCACTAGTTCCACTTGTACCATCAGTTCCACTTGTACCATCAATACCAGATGTGCCTGAGCTTCCAGCAGTTCCTGAAGAACCTGCTGATCCATTTACACCATTTGTTCCATTAATACCTGACGTACCAGAGGTACCACGTGTTCCTGATGTACCACTAGTACCTGTAGTTCCACTTGTTCCAGTTGTTCCACTTGATCCTGAGACACCAGAAGTACCAGAAGTACCACGTGTACCAGACGTACCATCTACACCACTTGTACCTGAAGTACCAGTTAAACCACTAGTACCTGATGTACCACGTGTTCCTGAGGTTCCAGAAACCCCACTTGTACCAGAGGTTCCATTGATACCATTTGTACCATCAATACCAGAGGTTCCACTAGTACCTGAAGTACCAGCTGAACCACTACCACCTCCTCCATTACCAATAGCTTCATCAATTTTTTGTAAAGCTGTCTGAATGGAATCATTAGTGTTGATACCTGTATAAACAAGATTAGCACCCTCGTAAAATACGCAGGTGCTGTTAAGTATGACTGGGCAAGGAGTTGCAGAACATGTAACGTTCATAGTAAAGTTGTATTATGTGTAATCTATTGATATACAAATAGGCACATAGCTTTGAAATAGCTTGTGCCTATAGGTACAAAAATAGCTAAAATTATTTAATTTCAATGAGTTGTAAAAAACTATGCTATATAATATAGCATTTATCTTACGGTATTTTTAGGTTGAACAGTGATGTCAAATTCTTTAGCCCAGTCTTCACTAAGGACGGCTCCAAAGGTTAATACAGTTTTACCTCCTGGAACAAAACTCTTTAAGAAATCCTTAACTGGCATAGCATCTTTTCTAACCTGTTCACGAGTTCTATCCTTCTTACCTGAAATAGGCATACCTGTAATTTGTTCAGATAAATGGGTGAAGAATTTTAAAGCATCAGTAACCACAGCAATTGCTGGGAAGATACCACCTGCTGCTAAGTTTCTAATTTCATTAGGATTATAGAAGAATGTAATCTCATCTTTAATCTTATCTAGTGTTCTTAAGTAATATCTATGTCTGTTCTTAGTAGCTTTATCTTCATCATCATCTGGAGCAAACATACCTAAAGCAAACGCAGCAGCTGTTAAAGCTATTATGTAACTAATCTCCTTAAGAGAGCTTTGGACGTTTTGTCTAATCATGTCTTTGAAGTCATCTTTGTTCATGTTTAGTTTCTGTCCAGTCTTTTTATAGTATTGTTGAGTATAATACTCATATAAATCATCTAGTTTTTTAACACCAGATTCATTTACTTGTAATATATTTTTAATGTTTAATTGTCCCTCTTTAATTGAATCATACATTAATCCAAGGAATAAATTAGCTCTACCTAAATCATATTGCTCTCCTTCTAAGGTTCCGCTACTATCAATTGTTATATCAAAGTCATCAGCTCCTAATTTATGTATACCAGAGAAACGTGTTTCAAGCAATGGATAAATCCACTTCTTAAATACCATCATGCTTTTAGTCCAAATAGACATGTCCATCTTGGTAATACTTTCTTGTGATACGCTACCTATAGCTCTGTTGGTAGTATTCTTAGTCAATCTACTTAGTCTATCTAACTCTTTTTTGTTATTTAAATCAAGACCAGGGATAACTAACTTACCATTCTCAAGTTTCATAGTGTTTGTGATAGAACGAGTCTTCTTCAATTGTTCAATCTCAGCATCTATTTTACCTTTTGACTTTTCCCAATTTCCAGAACTATCATAACGATCATTATATTTAGCCTTAACGAACTTTCTAATGTTAACTATTTTTCCATTCTCTATCATTGAATTGTCTAACAATGTTAAAAAGATAGACTTCTCAACCAATTGTTCTGGTTTTCTAAAAGCAATCATTAAGAAATCACCAATGTTATTTCCATTTAAAAGCATTCCTCCTTTAACTACACTTGACTTCTTAAACTTTTCATAAGAAGGGTCTTCTTTCATTGGAACAAAAGCATTGATTAATTGAGCAAACATTTCTCTGTCATCCTTAGACTTAAACAATCTATGTCCTAATAATATACCTTCATTCTTAAGAACCTCTCTTGCAGTGAAGTAGTTTCCAGACTGTGCAGAGATTTGAAATTGAGAACCTAATAAGTTCACAACACCAGGTAATGGATCTAATGATAATGTCTTTAACACAAAAGCTCTGTTGGCAGCATCCATTAGTTTAACTAATGATGTAGGTCTGTCATCTCCTTCGTTAATAGATACAATTTCTTTACCAGCAACCTTGTTAATTAGTTTCTTAATGTTAACTACAGCTTTGTTTATACCCACAGGAGTATCAACATCTGACATTACATACTTTTGTTCATAGAATAATGATCTTGTAAACAAGTCAAAGTCTTTAATAATGTCTTCATTACCTCTAACCAACTTAGGTTGATTATTCTCCATGATGATATTACCAGCTCTACCTGTAGCAATGTGGTGTGTCTTGAACTCTTCTACGGTTCTTAACATACTAATCTGATCTTCAATCTCAGTTAAATACTTATACTTCTCAACCTCTTGCGTATACAAGATTAAGTTAGCAAACAAATCAAAGCTTACATCAGAGTAATCATTAGGACCATCTGCTTTTCTAGTAAAGTCGTATGTATAGTATTTAGGAATAGCGTTCACTAGTTTACCAGTGATTTCATCAAACTTACCATACCCTACATCATCTGGATTCATTTGAAGACTGTTGTAGAAATTTTGAACAGGGGCAAATACATTACCCTCAATCACCTTTTCAGCAACTGACTTTCTTACAAATGGTAAGAAGCTATCCATTATTCTCTTCTCAATAAATCCTACAGCCCCTGCTTCTTGGTTTAATTGTTCTACATATTCATATAGTTCTTTTAATTCTGGGTCAGCTAGGACAGCTTTATATTCTTGTGAGTACCATTTAGCTTGAGGATACTTCTGTAACAAATAGTTTTGTTTCCAACCATTGAACTCAGGATTATCTACATCCCAAATACGCTCAACTCTTAAAATAGCATTCTCTTTTTTCTCTTCATCATTTTTATAAAAGTTCTCAATACGAGCAATCTTTCTATTTAAAATTGGTTCAGATTCTTTTCTAACTCTATCAAGATCAATGTTTTCTTCTAACCATTTTTTGTTTTCAGAAGCAGCATTATCTCTAAATGCTTCTCTAAATGCAGGGTCATACTTATTAACTAACTTGTTAACTGTATCACCTTTTTGATCTTTCTTAAATATCTTTTTTATAATTTGCTCTGTATCACCTCTAGCTACCAGTCTTTTTCTAATGTTCATCAACTTATCAACCCCTGCTTCAGCAGCAGCTTTAGCAGCTGTTCTAGCAGTTGTATTAAGTTTAGCCATAATGTTAATTGATCTAACACCAAAATTTACAGCTTCTTTAAATCCTGCAGCAAGTCCTTTAGGAATAGCTTCTGGTTCAGTTAACCCAAGCACTAAGTTTCTTTCTCCAATATGCTTATCAGCAAACTCTAATATAATCTTCTTAATTTCAGTTTTAGCTAAATAGATTTCACCAGATTGTTTAGTTAAGTCAGACAATACATCTCTTAACTCTTGAAGATATGCTTGTCCTTCCTCATCATCTTCTTCTATATCTTCTGCTAATTCATCTGAATAGATACGATCACCAAGTTGCACTTCAATTCTATCAAACATGTCTGCAGCATCTATGTACTCTCTCATTTGTCTAGAGAATTCAGATAGCTCTTTATTTGTAGAATCTTCGCTATCTGCAGGTCTATCTTTATAGATTGCATTATAATCATCTAAGATTCTAGCTCCTTGGTTTCTTAATGTTTGAATAACATCAATAATACCAGACAGGTTATTCTGTCCTTGAATAAGTCTAACTGCTTTTCTAATTACATTAAGTCTTTCTACTTTAAGTTCATAGTTTTCTTCATCACTATTCTCATCGCTAATACGTTCAGCAAGACTGTTTAATTTAGCAATCTGTTCATCAACTACAGCATCTCCAGTAGATTCTGTTTGCTCAGAAATAGGAGTTAGTAGAAGACTAGTAATTTTGGTAGGGTCTGCAGAACCAATATTAATACCAGTTAGTTTGTGTGCAACACTACCATCCCTCTTATTTTGAGATTTAATTCTAAGAAGAATAGGAATAGCTTTTAGTTCACGGAACTTTGTAACTCCGTATATATTACTAAGCATGCTTTTATATTGTCCCAATTGAACATTATATGCATCTTGCTTATACCATGCAATATCTTCAGCATCTTTACTTACAGTACCAAACTTCCAGTCAAGGATGCTGGTTGTACCATCAGGTTCAATAGCAATTAAGTCAGTTGTACCTGCAGTGTCTGTAGTAGGATCGTATAGTTTCTTCTCTGCTAAAAAGATTGTACCCTCAGGGAATCTATCAGTCTTTTCTACAAAGTATGTTTCTAATTTAATATAAACCTCTTCTTCTTCTTTGCTTGTAAATTCAGGACGTGATAAAGGTGCTGTTCTTTTTACACCATTCTCATCATAGTATCTACCATGGATATCTTCAAACACTTGGTGTTTGTCAATACCTACATCTCTTTTAAAAGCATTATAGTTTCTTTCTTCTGTAGTGAGGTTCTCTTCATCAAAGCCTTTATCTTTAGATCTTTGTCTAACAATATCCGTAACCCTGTTAGCTACATCTTTCTTTCCTTCACCAGTAGTTCTTACATAGATTTGCTTGATGATTTCTTTACCTTTACTGTCTACAGACTTTCTGTCCACCTTAGTTAAAGATTCATCATCTACACTAATCTTATTTGCAATAGCTGCTTGAGCAGGAGTATATTGACTAATACTACTTTGATTTTGTTGCAACACTTCTTCTCCTGGAGCAAATAATGAATCATATTTAGGAATCTTAATCTTACTTTCATTATTTGCAATTAAGTCAACTAAATCTCCAATAGTAGCATTCTCATCTAAGTTCTCTACATACACCCCATCAACTCCAAGTAAACTTTTTAAGAATTCTTTTATTTCATTAAGTAGTTTTTGCAATGACGCTATCAATCCTTGATCTTTTTTACCATCAAGTTTATCAGCAGTTTGCATACCTAACAATTCTACAATAGCTTCTTCTTGTTGATCTTCTAAATCATATCCACTATCTTCACCATATGATTCTTTGATTCTATTTAATACTTCTTTTCCTGTACCACTATTTAATTCTTTAAGAAGGTTCTTGTATAATGTAGGGTTAGTAGTTCTAATTGCTCTAATAACAGGATGTGCAATAATTTCATGCACAGGTGTATCTAATGTAGCATAAGCTAAGTTAACTACAGCAACATTGTCTGTAAGTTTACCTTTAAAATCTTGAGACTCATCAAAAATAATCTTAACAGGTACACCTATTCTATTAGAAAGTTTACTAGATAAATATCTAAGAGTCTTTTCAGAAGCTAGTATACCTTCTTTAGATTGCTTTTGAAATTGAGTTTCTTTTTCTTCCTGTTCATATAAAGCTCTATCATCATTAAAGAATGACAAGTCTCTTTCAAACTCTGCCTCAGCTTTTTGTTGTCTGTCAAATTCTCTATCAACAGCTTCTTGTAATCTAGAAGTAATCACCATGTAACTACCCCTACCTGTACTTTGTGCAATAGTAGCAATACTACCCCATAGTTTATTTAATGATACTGCAATAGCTCTTGCTGACTTTTCAGAAAATCCCTGAAAGTTGTTATCTGTTTTAACAGCGATACTATTATCAATTGTTTTTCTAATCTCTATTTTACAAGGCATATTAACAGGTTTTCTTATATTTAACAGCTTTATCTAAAATCATTTTTTTAATTTCTTCTGACAACTTAGCCTCTTGACCTAATGTAGCTTTTGCACTAGATACAATCTTATTGTCTGAAAGAACAAAATAGTTAGCATCACCGTATGTAGTGATCTTAATCTTACCAGATTGAATTTCTTTTCTAACAGCATATATCTCCATAACTCTTTGGTTCTTAACCAGTTCATTATTCTTATATAAGTTGTCACCTCTTTCTGTATAAGCCTGACCATTAATAACAATCTTCCTCTCTTCAAGTTTCTTCTCAGCAACTTTTACTGGAGCAGCCACTCTAAAGAAATCGTCTGGTGTAGCATATCTATCAACATAAGTTTTAGCAGCTTCTAAACGTTTGATGGTAGAACTAATTACATCATTTAATTCATTTCTAATATCTTGGTCATCAATTTTAGATTGTAATGTTTCATCTAAACCTTCCCAAATAGAATGAGCCACCTCACTAATTGAAGGACCATCTTTAGTTACAAAATCTCTAAGTGTAGATTCTTGTTTAGTTTGTTTACCTGGAACAAGTCTACTATCACGTTTAGCAGTAACTTCTTTATATAAAGATTCTTCTCCAATCTTACCACCACCAGCAATATATCTAAGAGCTAATCCAGTTGCATCTGTAGCATCATCCATTCTATTTACTAATTTGTAGATAGCTTGTGGAGTCATGTCAGACGTTTGAACTCCTTGCGAAGGTACAATTTCTTCTGGAATTTCCTCTTCATATGTAAAGTTATCTTCATCTTCCATTAAACTATTTTCAAAGTTAGCTTGTAACTCTTCCTCTGTAGGGTCAGTTTGATAACCTTGTCTAATCTCCTTTTGGATTTTGTCTTCATTGATATATCCTGCAATCTCGTAATCAGCCTTCTCAAACTCCACTGGATCAAATCCGTTGTTAATTTGAGACACTCTAGCATGATCATAGAACTCATTAGCTCTTTGACCATCACCCCAAGCATTGATTTGTTTATATATAAAGTTCTTAGCCTTACCATATCTTAAAGGAACACTAGGACTAGCTTGCTCATCATAAACCTTTTTGAACAATCCTTTCTTAATATAAGAGAAATCTCCTGCCTCCTTTAACTTTTGTTTCTCTTCTGCTGTACCAACTTCCCAAGTGTAAACAAGAAAGTCTTTTCTTGCTGCTCTATCTTTTACAGGAATGTTAAGCATTTGAGGAAACTCACCTCTTTCCATAGCAGCTTGTAGCTCTTCATGTTGTATAGTGATTGTACCTTTTAGGTCACTGAATGCAAACCCATCTTCGTTATACACCATCTTAGGTCTCTTGAAACTAACCACATCAGGATTGTTCCAGTTGTTTCTTTCAAACGCATCAACTTCTGCAAACTTTCCAATAGTTGTAGTGTTTAATCTTGACATTGGTTCAGAATATCTCTCTCTAAAATCTTCATAAGGAATGAACCCTGTGAAAGATATAGCTGAGTTATTCAATCCTGATTGTACAATAGATAATGTAATCAACCCTTTGTACAAGTCATAATTATTATTTGCTTTTAAATAATCTTTTAATTGAGCAAATGCATATATGATTTGGTTTTGATCATAAGTCTTATTGTCTTTACCTGTAAGCTTAATTGAATCAGCTCCACCTTCAAGTTGAGATGGTTGATATTGGAAAGAGTTGATAATCAAGTTGTTATGTAAGTCATGGTTTTCATTATCTCTAACTTGTTTAACAAATTCAGCAATTTGTTTAGCTGTATTATTTACATTTACTAATGAATCACCAATAGCCATATTGTATTCATCTAATGTTTGAACAGAGAAATCAAATATGTTATTAACAATTCTTCTAGCAAGCTTAGAGAACTTTCTATCTCCTAACCTCTTGTATCTATTAAACAATAACTCTTGTATAGCTTGTGCATTTTCTTTCTTTTCAGATACAATAGCTTGAGCATATACGTCTTTAATACCACTATACTTATTGCGTAAATCTCCAATGAAAGAATTTTCTAATATGTTTCCTGTAGCTGAACCAATTAAGTTAGTGCTATATTCACTAGGTGAGTTTGTTATGATAGCATCATCCATTCTATATATAGTGTATGGGTTGTTTATATTAGCAGTGTCAAACTTAGTAGCTTGTGTCACTCTAAATAAATGTTCCGCCATCTTAGAGTATTTCAAGAATTCATTTAACATGAATGCTTGTTGTAACTTTTCTTTATCATTAAGTGCATTTTTACCAACTAGTGCAGATAATTCTTTACCAGAAGGAATTGTACCATCTTTAATTGTATAACCAGAATCACCCACTCTATATTTAGCATTAATCCTCACCTTATTAAATGCTTCTCTTGAGAACAAGAATGCAGAACCTAAATTTTGTAACTCTTTTAAGTAGTCAATAATAATAGGTTGGTTCATAAAGTTAGCCACCTCTTCAATAGGTACACCTATCTTAACTAAAAATAACCAAGTAGGAGCCACTGTAGGATTAGCCCCCAACTCCATAATCCACGGACCCTTTGCAATATCCACATAACCACCAATAAACATAGCAATAATATCAGAGATGTCATGCTCATTGTTTGCATCCTTCACTCTAGATAATAATGGGAATACATCATTACCAATTTTAAATTTATTATACTTACTAAATTTAACTTTCTTATCACCTAACCAAGAAGCATCTTCAGGAATAACATATTTTCTATGATCTACAATAACAACATCACGTTGGTTAAGAGCATGGTTAGTTTGTGCTTGAGCTGCAATACCAATTGCATACTTACCACGTACAAACGCATCTCTAATTGTAGACATGAATGTTTGGTTTAGTAAGTTAGATGTACTAACATAATCAAACTCTTTACCAAACTTCTTAATCACAATCTTCTTGGATAGATCTTTTAACAACTGTACTGAGTTAGGTTTAATCAATCTAGCAAAGTTTTGTTCACTAGAAATTAAATCTTCCATTGAAGCAATGTATTCATTCTCAATAGACTTAGAATAGAACTTATCTACGTCAGAACCATAGAACTCTTCGTCTTCATCAACATCTTCACCAACTTCAACAGTACCTATTTTAGATAACTTGTTGGCAATCAAGAACTTACTAATAGCTCTTTTAGCTTCAGCTTCATTCTTACCAAAATAAGGGATATACCTAGGCATACCATCTTTATCAATATATACATTCTTTAAATAGATGGATAGCTTATCTATATCAAAGTCAGATCCAGCCTTCTCAACTAATGCTGAAGGTACTACAATAGAGTCACCAAACTCTTGTGGAAGGAACTTAGCCACCACAAATCTATCAATAGAGTTTTGTTTTTCAGTTGGGATACGGAAACCTACACCAGATAAAAGTTTCTTACCTTCATCTGTAGTGTTTAAATATTTCAACAATGCCTCATCAGACATGTTGGTCTTAAACCATTTACGTATCATCACTTCACACACACGCTCACCCTCTGCATTTCTATAGAACTTTAATACACTAGATGCATATGTTTTTTTACCATTAATCTCTTTAACCTCAGCTCTAACTGATTCCAACATAGCAGAGCTAATTTGCACCTTCATACCACCTGTCATCTTAGGAGATGCAAATGTGTTCTGTGCAATAGAGTATAATGTATTTACAATTTGTTGATATGCTGGAGTTGCTTCAATGTCTTGATTACCAGCTATTAAGCTATCAACAGCTTTTAATATATT